GTGGATCCCCTCTATATAGAAGACACCGACGATTGGCTCGGCAACCCGACCCCGCTCGAAACGTGCCGACACCAGCTCAGGATGTACGAGAACGAATTCGAAGCGCTCACCCTTCAATTGGCGCGAGCTCTCGATAACGTGCAGGGATTGGTGCAGGGAAACGACCAGCTCAAGGCTGAATTGAAGAAATCCCAATCCGACGTTGCCCGGCTCCACTGCCAAACAAGTGAGCAAGCTGGCCAGCTCAGTAGATTTGCCAACATCGCCCATCAGGCCGACGTCTTGTTTCAGGAAAATCAACGCCTGCTCAGGGAAAGGCGCGATAGCGAGGAAGAATGATCGCCCTTACGGGACATCCTTAAAGAAGATGTGGTGCCCGAGCTTCAAGGTCTGCTTGGCCTTCGCCGACCAGGCCGGGGCCTTGATGCTGGTCGCGTAGTAATGTGTGGCGCCGTTGGTTGGGTCTGGCGCCTTGCCGTCGATCACCTGGTCAGCAGCAACCCGGCATTGCGCCAGTTCGCGGAACGGGATCTGCTTCACACCGATCAGGTGCTGATAATTCGGGTCGGTCTTGTTCCAGCAGCTGAACTGCCACGGCTTTTGACAGACGCCGGCGTAGCCCTCCCCCCACCAGGACTTCTCCTTGCCATCGAACACGCGGTTGCGGATCGTCCAGGCTACGGCAACCTGTCCGGCCGCACCTTCGCCTCGTGCCTCGCCCCACAGCGTGCGGGCGAGGATGTCGCGTTCTTTTTCGGTTACAGGCATCACTTTTCTCCAGGCAAAAAAATCCCGCTCGGTGGCGGGCTTCGGTGTTCGGCTCGGTTCAGGCGAAGCCGGACTCGCCCAGCAATGGCGCGGCGATGATTTCCGGAATCGGTGGTTCGGCTGGCCATACCGGCGCTTGATACCACGTCGGCTGCACGGTGACCTTGCCCAGCGCGAACTTGTACGCTTTCCACGCCTTCAAAGTGAGCAGCAATGCGGCCTGCTCAGCTACTTCGTCAGCTGTGGCCTCGCCGATATCGATGCCGAAACCGATCGTATCGATGCGGTCTTGAATGCGTGCGATCTGGGTAACCGATCTCACATTACGTGCCGCAAGTTCAGACTTGGCCGCGCTCAGTTGATCAGCCTGGATCGCTGCGTCTTTCATTGCCTTGGTGATGAGTTGGGTCCAGTCGATATTCATCCCTGCACCTCGCTCACGGTTTCACTCGGAACTTCTGGTAACGGCGCAGGAAACTCAATCAGGCCGTCCGGTACGTCATGCAATGGCACCGGAAATGCCTGCTCGGGGCTATAGTTCCATGGGTTTGGCAGTATCAAGGTCAGCGTCAGCTCCCCCTCTTCTTTGTTCACATCACCGACGAACCATTCGGATTTGATCGCGCTGGATGGCAAGGTGTCGCCATCACTCATGCGGGAAAAATCAAAAGTCTCGCCGTTGATAACCAGAGAGTTTCCTGCACGCACAACCTCTAGTGAGTCGTCGCGCCGCTGGGGTGAAAGATTGATAATCATTGGAACCATCTCCCGATAGCGATCACCGACAAATAAAAACCGATTGAATTTGATGTGTTTCTGTTTTTTCCAGACCAGCGAAAGCTAGTGGTCGTTGTGCCCGTTTCCGCCGAACCAGTTATGTCGTACGGAAAGTCAGAGCTGGTGCCGAAAGAAAGTGTTGGTATCGAGGAAAATGCAGACGCAAAGGATTGGGCGCCCAAGTTTATAGTTCCGTTCGCCGCTACCGTCTGAAGCGCGAAAGATCTCGTGCAGATCATCGTCCCGTCTGCCCATTTTACAAAGTTTCCATTGGCGCCCGAGCCTCTCTCTATGATCGCGCCGGTAGGTACGCCATTGCTCTGTGAAACTGTGCCGACGACGTTGGATTTCCCGTAGGCTCCTTCTGCCTGTAGTGCTGTCAGCAGTGCGGACGTCGTAGTCACGCCAGTACCGCCCTGGTTCACCGCTAACGCAGTGGTCAACCCGATGATCGATGTAATGTCGTTGTTCGCACCTTTCCCTGCTTTTGCAGCTTGAAGCTTCCCTATCGCCGCCAGAATACTGTCAGCTGCGACTACCGCGCCTGCCGCTGATGCATCCAGCCCTGTAAGGACTGAAGAAAGAACCCTTGCATTGGTTAGGTATTTGTTTGCTTCCCCCTCCGGAAGACCGTCTGTATCGGTGAGATTCAGTTCCTCACGAACCCCGACGGTCGTAGGCGTGGTGCCAAGTACCGCCAGCACGCCTCCGTAATCATTGAGAATGTCCCGCACCTGATCGGCCAAGTCTTTCTGATAGCCCTGCACTGGCATGATCGCGTAGAAGCCGCCAGCAACTGTCGAGCCTTCGTAATTCGGCGAGATCGAAAGAGCGGTATTGCTCGCGATGTTGGTCACCTCGTACCAGCGACCGTCCGGCCCGCGAAAGCCATCGCCGACCCGGCTGTTGGCAATAAACGCGGTGCCTGTGCCGATCACTGCGTTGGAATTTTGGGTGACAGAAACCGTTCCTGATTTGTACCAGGGCATGCTGTGCATCCTATAAATGGGGTTATGCGGCTTGTTTTGCGAACACTGCCGGCAGGAAGAAAGCGAAGGGGTTCGATGCCGCAATGGTGATGGCGTAGAGCGTGTTGTTGGGGAAATCCCACCAGCAATAAAGATCGCGGGGGATGCCGCTTCCCGAGGTCATCGGCATGCCGAACGTGTTCAGCAACATGAACTCGTTCTCAGGGAAGTTGAACGGAACGCTGTAGAAGATCCGCGTTAGGCCCTGAGGGGTGGTGTCATAGCGGACATACGTCCAGTTCTGGAAAGCACGAGTAAACGTTGCGTTCGGCGTGCCTGAGTCAAAAAGCAGTTTCCCGGCGCCATCCCACAAGCGCATCCCATATTGAGCAACAGGCTGAGCCCCAAACGCCGCAACGAAATAACGCCCATTCAGACCGGCAACGCTGACGTCGTACGCCCTGACATAAAAGCCTGTCCAGTTACCCGCAGAGCCCAAAAGGCTCATCCGGCAAAGCCCCGCCACCCCGTTGATAGTGTCCGGTCGCACGAATACGAGCGGAGGCTCTTGCGAGGTAACAGGGCGCGCAAACGTGGTAACCGAGCCAAGCCCAGACTCTTGGTTTGGTGCGTATCGCCCTGAAGCAATGACCATCAGCCGTGCAAACTCTGAATCCAAAGTCACGACGTTATTGTTGTTTGTGAACTGAACGCCGTAGCTCATCAGCTCCACCTCATTACTATCAAGCGCATGGTTCCGGAAGACGTGGTACTCGCCGCGTACGTCCGGGTGTAGTTGTAGACGCGGACGACTCCGTCGAGCATCTCGGTTTCGAACTGCATTTGGTTCTGCGAATAGGTACCGATCGGGATCACGATTGCGGTTCCGTTGCCAGGGCCTACACCGGGAACGGCGAAGTCCTGCGTTCCTTTGCTGGCCCCCAGTGCAAACGTGACTTGCACCGAGAGCACGACGCGAATCGTGAATGAGTTCTCATCCAGCTGGAGCGCCCCATCGGCGCCCCATATCCTTATGCCGAAGCTCATGCGTTCAGATTCCCCCACTGGTAGCGCTTCACGCCGTTCTCATCGAACACCTTGCCGCCGTTGTTGTTGATGACCTGGCGAGCGCCACCGCCCAGCGGGCTGTTCAGCTCGAAGTTGCCAGCCTTGTCGATGCGCCAGCCCTGAACACCTGCGATGTAGTTGTCTGACTGGATGAAGAAACCGATCTTGGCGTTTCCGATCGAGGCGTCTTTCACAAAAAGGGTATTCAGGAAGACCTGCCCACCCTCTACCGCAAACGGCACCGAAATGGCGCCGCCGGCAATGGTGTTGACGATGGCGAAGCGGTCAGCGCTGACGAGGAACTGGCTCTGCAATCCTGCCCCGGTGTTCTCAATGCCAAGCCCAATGCCCGCCGCGACGTACTGCCCATTGGCTGTGACCTGCATCTTCACCGACCACATCGTGTTCAGCTTACCCGCCGTGTCCGCATAGGCTGTGGACGTCTGCTGAATCGCTGCCGAGTTCTCCCCAACGGAAACATTCAACTGGTCGATCTTCGTCGCGGTCGCCGATTCGTTCGTGGCCACCACCTGCTCAAGCTCGGTGATGTTCGCCGCGTTCTCGCCGATTTTCGCGTCGAAGTTCGTTACACGGCTCGACATTGCCTCGTTTTGGGAGGCGCGAACCTTCGATTCGGACGCAATCGCCGCCGTGTTGGTATAGCTTTTGATCGCGTCCGCGAGATCGCCAGCACCGTCATCGTCTCGATAGGAGGCGCGAAGGGCTTCGAAGGCCGTGGCTTGAGCAGTGACGACGCCGTCGAGTTCGTCGATCTCGACTGTATGGGTTGCCACCTGCTGGGCAAGTCCGTTCGCAGTCTCAACGGTCTGCCCAACGTCGAGCCAGTAGAGCGGGTTTGGCGGTGGCATGTTGAGCGGTACCGGGCCGGTAGCCTGGTAGATCCGCTTGCCCTGAACCACCAGGTCGTACTCTTCGTAGGTGGCATCTGGGTTGTAACCTTTCAGGCCGTCGAGCGCATCGATTTGAGCTTGCAGGCCGGGGATCTTGTCGATCTCGTCTCGCAGATCCTGTCCCAGTTCCGTTTCGGTGATTTGCCCGGCGATCATCTCCAGAATGGCAGCAGCATCGGAGCTGGATTGCCCCTGCACGCCAAGCCCGATCGGATACCACGGACCGATGTTGCCGATCTTGTCTACGATGCGCCCCCAGAAATAGAAGGTCACACCAGCGCGCAGGCCGAGCATGGAGAAATCGCTTTGCGGATAGGCCAGGTCTGTCAGCTTGGTCGCAGCATCCAGCTCAGTCGTCGGCCCGTACCAGATCTCGGTGCGCTGGCTGTCCTCGGCCCCAGCAGGGAAACCCCACTTCAGGTAGATGCCGAACAACAGCGGCGTTGCCGTCAGATAGCTGAGCGCCGGCGGCAGCCCCTGCTTACCCTTCAAGTTGGTCAGGATCGAATTGCGCCATTGCGACGAGATATCGAACGCACTCACCGCGCGCACCCGGGCCACGTAGGCGCCAGCGTAAATGCCGACCACGTCAACGTTGGTCATGCCGGTTCGCTGCAGCTTGATCCAATTGCCGCTGTCCTTGCGCCACTCCACGTCATAGCCGACGGCGCCGTCCACAGCAGGCCAACTGATGGTCATGGTGGCCACAGCCAAACCCTGCACCACCGACGACGTCGACGTGAGGGACACGCTTGCCGGCGCCGGAACCACAGTGATCGGGATCACGCTGATCGGCCGTTCTTCCAGACGAGCGCCGGTGTCGATGTGCGCGAACTTGCTCGGCTCGAACTGCAGCGCACTGATTTCGAAGTCGCCCTCGGTGGTGCGCTTGGTGCGCAACACGCGATACAGCGGGATCGCCAGATCATCGGCGTCGAGTGCCCATTGCAGCTGCGCGACCGGTGGCTCGCTGTAGGCGACAGTCACGGTCACGGAGCGGCCATTGACGCTCTGCACGGTGCGCCCTTCGGCGCGGCCGCCCGGCAGGTTGATGATCAACCGGTCGCCTGCCTTGGCCTGGGTGTCGCGATCCAGCGTGACCACGCGGCCAGCAGCTGACGAGATGCGTCCGCCGACCTCCCGCCCAGCCAGCAGCGAATCCGCCACCGGGATGATGTGACCCGGCAGCGGAATCACGCCCTCCATGCCGGTCTTGAACGACACGGTGCGGTCTTGGTTGTTGCTCAAGATCGCCCACTTGCCGCGGCGCTGGGCCTCGGAGGCGCGGGTGCAGCCAATGGCGCTCAGCTCGGTTGGCCGGTCGCCATAGCGGCGCTGCAAATCCAGATCCGCGAACGGAATGACGTCGGTGTCGTAGTTGTTCGCCGGGTTGTCGTAGCTGACCAGCGCCCGGGTGTACCGGGTCTTCGCCGAGGCGCTGCCATACGAAAACTTGCCGTCGATGACGTTGGCCCGGGTGAAGACGTAGTCGAAGTCCTGCGCGCGCGGCATGTCCGCCTGCATCACAAGCTGACCTTGCGCCCAATACGTCATGCCCCGGTAAATCGCCGATATGTCGCGCAGCAACGACCAGGCATCGGCCTTGCCCTGCAGGTTCATGTCGCACAGGAAGCGCGGTTCCTGACCGCCCAGACCATTCGGCACCAGCTGGTCGCAATACTGGGCGATTCGGTACAGCTCCCACTTGTCGACCATGAACGGCTTGATGCGCTTGCCCAGGCCGAAACGGTCTTCGGTGCAGATGCCGTAGGTGATCCACGCCGGGTTATTGGTCCAGGCCGATTTCATCGAGCCGTCCCACGTCCCGGTGTAGGTGCGCAGGATCGGGTCGTAGTTGCTCGGCACCATCCAGCGACGGGCCTTGCATTTCACGGTCACCGCCGGAATGTTGGTGAACTGCTCGGCGTCGAACTCGATGTAGAGCAATGCAGTGTTCGGATAGCGCAGCTTGGCGTCGATCACTTCGGTGTAACCGGCCACCAGCATGGTGTCGGCGACCTTGTTGCTGTTCTGGTTCGGCGTCAGGCGGCGCACGCGGATCTGCCAGCCCGTGGTGGCGGTCGGCAGATCGATGCGGCGCGATCGCTCGTATCGCGTCGTGGTTTTGCCATCAACAGCGTCCACCAGCACCTGCTGATAGGCACCGCCGTCGGTAGACACGTCGATTGCGTACTCGATGCGGTAGCCGCCGACATTGCCTTGGTCATCGGAGCGTTGCAGCGCCGGCCACGCCAAACGCATGCGCACGGCGGATAGCTGAGTATTGGTGATCGAGCGAACCCACGGCGAATCGCTGCGCAGCTCAATGTTCAGCGACGTTTCGTTCTCAACGGACGGAATGCCCGGGATATACGTCTGATCCACCGAACCCGGGCGCCAGTCCCATTTCACGTTCGGGAAGTTGTAGTTGCCGCTGGCATCGCGGATCGGTGTGTTGTCGAGGTAGATGTCGTAATCAGTCGGGACGCTGTCGAACTCGCCCTCGCCCACGGCGATCAGCAATTTCGCAAGGTTTGTCGAGCGCAGGCTGTCGCTGGCTTCGACCGGCGACTTCGGCTTGCTGCTGCCGCCCTTCTCGCCGCGGATCTCGATCTGTGCTGCTGCGCCCATAATTTCCTCCAGGCATAAAAAAACCGCCTCGTGGGCGGCCGGTGTGCTGCTGTCCTGATTACGCTTTGTCTTCAGCCAGGATCGAGGCCGAAATGATCATCCCGCCCCACCGGCGTTCTCCGATGCAGATCGGTACAGGGTTGCCGCTGGCCGTGGTGTTCTTGGCGCTGCCGAAGGCGTAGGACGGGGAGTTTTCGGGGGATGCGCTTTGCTTCAGTCCCGAGGCTTGCGGGCTGAGCATTTGGATGACACCGCCGGCAACGAGTGCGATGCCCACCGGGGCCAAAGCCTGAAACCCCGGAATGAACGATGCAGCAATCAGGACTGCGCCGATGATCGTTTGAAGCAGGCCAGCACGCTTGCTGCCGCCAACCACGGGCACGATGCGGATTTCCTGAGCGCCGCCCAGCGCGAAATCCTTCTCAGGTACGTTCTTTCTGTTCCGGAAAATGGCGAAGCGCAGACCGCGCCGCTCCAAGTCTTTGATTGCTGCGTCGAACCCCTCCAGCGTGCACTTCAGCGCCTTGAACGCCTCCCCTACGGAGCGACTGCCCAGTTCGCGGTAGTGAACTCGGCCGAACAGTTTAATCAGCGGACCAGATAGAAGAATGGTCGTCATCATTGGGCGGCAATATGCAGTTGCTGTCACGGTTTTCTCCAGACATAAAAAAACCGCCTTTCGGCGGCTGTTTTTTGGGTGTTCAAAGGCAATCTTTTATCGCCTGCTTCATGTCTCCTCGGCCATAGCCCGGCGACCATGCCATGCGCTGATACAGCGTTACGGTACTACCCTTCTGTGCTTTGCGTATATCCAGCAGCTCGTCGGTCATATTGTTGCTTGCGACCAGCAATCTGTATCCGTTTTCTGTCTCGGACATTGAGGCATCGCTTCTGGCGTCCTGCCATTTCGGAAAGACGCAAAGCGCGTAGCGCTTCGGGTCTTTCGCTGTGGCTGCCTTGAAGCTTGGATCATTTTTTTGCAGGTCGCCCGGTGACACGCATCCAGCAAGCAGGGCAAGTGCCAATGCCCCTACGATAATTCTCATGGCTCACTCCTTAGGAAGATTGGCCAAGATATCACCGCGCGCCCTTGTGACGCAGCACCAGTCGCGTGCGGTCGAGCCATGGCCCGCCGAAGACAATGACCTCAGATGGTCTGCCATACAGGTGATGCAGCAGGAACGGGCCGGGGCCGAACGTCTCGGCATCTTCGCCCGGTAGCTTCGGATCAGCGCCGAGGAATATGCCAGCGTGGTTCGGATAAACCGTCCGCCCCACTTCCATGACGATCATGTCGCCGCGCTGAGGTTGGTCGACGCGGTAGAAGCCGGCGGCCTCGTAGTTCGCCTCGTACAGACTGGTGTTGTCCTTGCTTTCCCACCAGCCGTCCGCGCGCTTGAAGCTCTCGAACTCCAGCCCCCACTCGCGCTTGTACCAATCGGCGCAGACCTGCCAGCAGTCCCAGGCACCGTGTACGAACGGCCGCTTCAGCAGCGGCACTTCACCGGAGGGAACGATGGTGCGCAAGTCGCCTTCCGGCCAGCTCAGAATGTGCCAGGGCAATGCGGTCGCTTCGCACATGGCGAGGTCGCGCGGTGACGGCCTGCTGGTGGCGTCCGGATGCGAATGCACCACGCCGATCACCTCACCGATGTCCTCGGCTGCTGCGTACTGCTCAGGGTCGATTCGGAACTCTTCGTTCGGCTCGGTCGAGACGTTGATGCAGGGGAAGTATTGCTGCTTGCGCCCGATCGCCAGCAGCAGACCGCAGGATTCCTCGGGATAACACTGCTCGGCATGCAGTTGGATGGCTTTTAACAAGTGTTTACGCATAAAAAAACCCACATTTCTGTGGGCTCCTTTTCATTCGGCGGTTCTGCTTCGCCTTGGCTCTGGCGGCGTGTTGACCGCAGCAGTGTGAGTCCAGCCTTTCCGGACTCTGGCTCGTATAGTTACTTTTTTTATTCCCGTAAGCTCGGCCCACTCCGATATGCACCGAGTTTCCCCGTTAGCTGTCAGCATGTGGTTGCTACTTTTATTTCTTTGTTGCTGCGTGTCAGTAGCCCATCGACAGTTGCCGGGCTCATAGTTGCCGCTCGAGTCTTTCCTGTCGAGAGTGGTGCCAATCGGCCGTTGCCCCATATCTTCGAAGAAGCGGGCGAAATCTTTCCACTGCTCATGCACCTTGACCCCTGCGCCGCCGTAATTGGCAAAATTCGGGGCTTCTGGATTTGTACAGCGAGCGATCATGCTATTCCAAGAGCGGTACGTTGGCGTGCCGTACATCCCGTGCTTTGTCTTTACTTCAGCATCGAGGCAGCCACATGATTTTGTGACACCTCTGCGAAGCGCCTGCGCCGCAAAGGTTTTCTCAGTGCCGCACTCACACAAGCAATACCATCTTGCTGACGTGCTCTTGAACTGTGCTTTATCGGTAGATTTCCTGACCACGGTGAGCCGGCCGAACCGCTCTCCCGTCAAATCAATAAGCTTTGGCATTTCACACCCCTACAGTATGAATCCCTAACTAATGGAGTGCGGCAGGCCGGTTAGGGGCCGGCTTTTCGGGAGCTACCCTAGCCACTTGATCATTCTACTACGATCTTGCCACGAGACTCACTGCGGGGAATCCCCCAAATGGCAGTGGATTGCCCTCGCCGAAGCGCGGTTCGCAGCCCTTACCCAAAGTGCCATCGCACTCGTCCAGTTCGGGGTTATCAGTAACGACGCCGTCCTTCGTGACGTACGGCCCGGTGTAGCCGCAGTTCGGCCCGCGATAACCACCGGTGAGGCACCAATGGCAAAGGGTCGTGGCCTGCCGCCCGATGGACTCGTTTCCAACGTCGCCAGGGCTGGCCAGTTCCCAACTGACCGTTTCCCCGTCCTCGTTTGTCTTCTGGTCGATGTACCAGACCTCGATCGTCTCTTGGGTAGGGTCGGCAGTTGGGTTGCCGACCAGGAAGTTCGCCGCGTCGAGGTAGCTGCCGAGCGTGTGCCGCATCGTCAGCTTGAACTCGAGTAGATCTTCGAACGCCAGACAGAGCGCAGTGATGCGGCCGTTGACGTTGCCCACCGAAAGCATGGGCCGAACCGCCGTACCGTCGCCATTCGCCTCAATGCCATCGATCTGCATCGGCCAGGCGCTGTACTCGTTTCCCTGCCAGTAAATCGCCTTCGCTGGCAATTGGTCGGCGTTGTCGCCGGCGGCGATAAGATCGGCCGGCGTGTGCGGAATCGCGTGCCCGTGGAAGCGCAGCACGTCCGCACCGTATTCCGTGCCGTCCAACTCAAAGAGCAGCACTTCACTGCCAGGTTCAAGGACCTGGATGTCACTGATCAGCGGCATGGTTGCCCCTTATGGATGAAAAGCCCGCTCGAAAGTGGCGGTGAGTTTGAACACGCCGCCGCCCACCGGAGTGGGCACGGGGTTCTTGCAGGTGAACAGGCCAAGCTGGCCCAAGGGCGTCGTCCAAAGGAAGGCCTTCGCCCCGGCATGACGATCAAGGAACGCCATGATCTCTTGCACCTTGGCTTGAGGGCCGCTGTAGGTGATCGGGTAAGCGTCTTCCTTGTTGTTCGGCCCGTCGCCAACTTCCTGCTTGTAGCCGCCGCCAAACTGCGAGGTGCGCACCCGATAGGAAATCTCGGGCGAGTCACCGTGCTGAGTCGGCCAGGTGAATGTCTCGATGGCCATCAGCCCCTCCCATTTGTAAGACGCCAGATAGAACCGCCTGGCTGAAGCGCTCGGGCGATCGCGGTTTCAGCTTCGGCTTTCGCCGCCTGCTGAATGCCTTTGCCAAGCTGCGTGGTGTCTTCCGTGCTGGCCGCGCCGCCACTTCCCTGGGTTTGCACCGATACCGCGACGGGGAAGTTGTAGACGTTGCCGCCACCACTTCCACCACCACTGATTGCACGCACACCCAACTGCCCGCCGGCCGTGCGGGTCAGCGGCATGATCGCCTCTGGCCCCGCCTCGCCCATGACGCCAGTCTGCCCGCCTGCCATTCCGAACGCTGTCGGCTTGCTCACCACGGAGTTGGTGAACGCAGCGCCATTGGCGAACATCTGCACACCCGACGACCAGGCACCGCCGAGCGCCTGAGGAAAGTAGCTGCCAGAGTACCCTGCCGAAGAAGCGCCGAGATTCGAAGATGTCGCACCGGCAGATCCAGCCGCCAGCCCGTTACCACCGCCTCCGCCAGTGAAGTAGCTGGTGGCCGCACCAACCAGACTGCTCAGCAACGCCGAACTGGCCTGACGTGTCGCAATGCGCGCCATGTCCGCCAAAATCGACTTGGTGAAGTCGGCAAACGACAGCTTCCCAGTCATGGCGAAGTTGACGACCGCGTCCTCCATCGAGCTGAAGGCATTGCTGAACAGATCGCGGGTCTGGCCTGCGACGTTGCGCGCGCTCTCCAGATAGTTGCTGAACGCAGAGGTTGCCCCGTTGCGCCAATCGCTTTGCGCGGCCGACATCTGCTCGTAGTTGCTGAGCACTGTCTCGCTCAGGTCCGTCTCACTTCTGTTGATCGCATCCAGCTTGGCCTGGTACTCCTCGGCGCTCATTTTGCGGGCCTTGTCGGCCTTGTCGCGCGCCAGATCCAGACGCTGTTGGTTGGCTCGATCCGCTATGCCGTTCAGTTCGCCGTTGATCGCGTTCTCACGATCGCCACGGCCAACACCTTCGGCCGCACGACCACCAGCGCGCCGCAGGGCGACGTTCTGCTGGTTGAGGGCTTCGGTGAAGCTTCGGACTGCAAGATCACGCTTCTTGATTCGCCCTTCCTCGTCAGCGTCAAGCACTCGAAGCTGACTATCGGCCTCCTTCTGAGCCTTGACCATGTTGGCCCTGGCATCAGCGATCTTTTGGTCGAGCTGGATGCGTTGCGCGGCTGAGGTGCTGGCCTTGCCTTTCGCAGCCTCCAGAGAGCTGATCTCAGCTTGATACGCGGCGGTTACCTCGTCGCGCTCGTTGCCGATCAGTGCTTGGCGTTTGAGCAGGTAATCTTCCTGCGTGACCAGTCCGGCCTTCTGCGCGGCTTCCAGTTCCTTCTGGGCGTTTTTGTATTCTCCAAGGATCAGCGACAGCTGGTTTTTCGAGTCGTTGAACTCGGTCAGATTTACCGCTGAGGTAGCGGCTTTCGGATCCTTGTTTTTGTCGCGGATGTTCTGAATCGTCTTCGAGACAACCGCTTCCTGCACCAGTGGGTCGTTGGGGTTCGCCTTCCGCAGCGCTTCGACATCTCGCTTGTACTCCTTGATCAGCTTGTTGCGCTTCTCCTCGTTGGTGAGGTTGGAATCGCTGATTGCTTTGAGTCGCAAGCTTGCGTCGATACCGTCGCGCTCGGTTTTCGCCCGGTCAGCGTCAGCCTTGGCGCCGGCGGTGATTTCCTCTTTGCGCTTTTGCAGCAGGACGATCTGCTGCTCAAGGAACTTGGTGGACTGGCTATTGGCGCCCAATTCATCGCCGAAAAACGACGAGAGCAAGCCGCCGGACTTACGCCCATCAAGGATTTTCTGGTAGTTGGCGATCTGCGAATCGATCGACTGGGTACGGCCAACATCCAGAGTCGCGTCGAGCGCACCGGCCGCTGCTGCTTTGATCTTTTGCCAGGCGCCCTCAATCAGGCCGAGATTCGCTGTCACCTCACCGGTTCGATTTTTAATCGTATCGGCATAGGTGTCGGTGAGCAGCTTCGCCGCCCCGATGGTGTCGCCCTGCTCCTTCAGTGCCACGATCTGCGAATAGACCGAGGTCGTAAGGAAGTTGTACTGGTCGTTGAGCTCCTTGGCTGCGGCGACGGGGTCCTTGGCAATCTTTGCGAACTCGGCAATCGTTTCGTCGATGGCTTTGCCCGTGGCCTTTTCCATCTGCAGAGCGGCTTCGGTGATCGCTTCGAAGCTGCCACTGGCAATCTTGCCGTTGCCTGCCAGCTTTGCCAGTACCTCGGCAGCAGCGCCAGTAGTGCCAACCGTCGCGCTTACCTGCTGCGCCATCGACGCCAGCTGAGTGGCGCTTGTGCCAGCGGAGTTGCCGGTGAAGATGATTGCCTTGTTGTACTCGTCGGCCTCTTGGCTGCCCTTGTAATAGGCCAGCGTCAACGCGCCGACAGCCGCCGCAGCGACAGTAAACGGGTTGATCAGGCCGAGGACGTAACCGCCCAGCGCTTTCGCAGCTGGAGCGATGCCGCCGAACATATCTTTGAGCTGTCCGCCCTGCTGGAGCAGCACAGTCAGTGGAGCCTGGCCGCCTTGCAGCGACACCGCGATATCTGTGAACTGCGCAGGCACGCCACGAAGCGCAGCGGCTGTCTGTTTGGCGGTGTTGCCAGTGCGGGTCAGGCTGTCATCAAAGCGGGACAGATTCGCCCGAGACTGGTCGATCTTCGACTGGTATTCGCTGAAGGTCGACGCATCAAGCGCGCCGAGTTTCTTCTGCTTCGCCAGCTTGTTCTCGAGTTCGTCCAGCCGGCCGAGCGCCTTGACGGTAGGATCGATCTCGCCGAGCAGATCGCTCAGCTCATCCTTCTGCTTCTTGATCGAAGCTGTTGCCTTGTCGGCGCCTTTGGAGACACCCTCCGCCGCCTTCTCGGCCCGTGCGCCTGCCGCCGTGAGCTTGTCGAGGTCGGAGCTCGCCTGCGCAGCATCAGTCGAATCGACCTTGATGCCGAGTTCAGCAATAGAAGTCATGCGGGCTCCGTTATTTCGATTCGCTCATCACGAGCATGGCTTCTGCTTCCATGACTCGAATGTCGTGGAAGACTTCAGGGATTTCGCGCCGCTTCATGCCTAGCATTGAGGCCACCGGTGGCAAGGCGGTGTAGTCCAGCCCGGTAGCACCACCCATGCCTACACGCCACTGCGTCGACATCGCCTCGAACAGCAGGAAGGCCGGCCAGTTGTCTGGCCAGACCTCATACTCAACGTCGGGGATGTCCGCTTTGGTCAAGCCGAAGGCCGCCAAATCGGCATCTGATGGCCCCTGCTCGTACAGGATGCGGGCGGCGCCGGTCAGTTTCCCAGGCGGGCCGGCTGGTACGCGCCTTGGTATGCAGAGAGCACAGCCTGCGGCGCGCCGATGCAGGTGGTTACCAACGCGGTAAGGGACTCATCGGAGAGCTTTTCGTCAAAGCCCCAGCCCTCGATGATGTCCTTGAGCTGGCCGACCTGCAGCGCGATTTCGGCGCCGGTCGCTTCTTTCCAGCTCAGGCCGTCTTCCTGCACCTTCTTTGCATGATCGTCGCGCGCCGCGTTCCACTTATCGAAGTGCGCGGCCAAGGCCAGTCGGTCCATGTACTTGAATTCAAACTCAACGCTGACCGGCTCAGCACCAACGCGCGGAATCGCGACCTTTGCCTTGAAGGTCGGGTTCTGGGAGATCTTGATCTTGGCCATGGGTTACACCGCCGCTGCGTAACGAGTTGGGCGCGACGCCAGCGATAGGGTGATAGTGCGGGTCATGATGTTGTTGCGGGACAGTGTCGGGGTCGACGTGATCGACACGTACGCGTTGTAGTAGATGACTGAGCCGTTAGGCAGAGTCAGGCGCAACACGCGAGGCGCGCGGTCTTCGTCTGCGGTTTCGACCACTGCCACGTATGGCAGCGCCGGATCATCGGCCACAGTAATGGACATGCTGATCGGAGACTTGGTGGTCGGCAATTGGCGATCGTCAGACTCTTCCAGAAAGCCGAAAGTGGTGAACTGCTGCTCACCACCGGAGCTCGTACTGTCTGTGATCTGGCTGATCTGCGCCCAGCCACTCGCCGCACGAACCGAACCCGCTCCTGCGCCAGCCGTGTACACGACAGTGTTGGTGGTGTTGATGCCCTCCATCTCGAAAGTGCCTGCGTCGGATTCGGCGACCCGAGCTACTTTATCGTTCAGACGGGTCCAGCCGGAGTTCACGACGACAACGTCGCCGTCGGCCAGGCCGTGCGCGGCAGCAGTGGCAACCGCAGGATTCGCGTTGGTGATGGCGGTTACAGGCTTCAGCGCGCTGAAAGTCGCTGCGATTTCGAGAATGGAGCCGTTGGGGAGAATGGCGCTCATTGAGAATGTTCCTCTGTGCAGAAATGACAAAACCCGCTCAATGGCGGGTTCTGGGTTTGCCCAACGGGCGTATTAGTTGGTGTCGGATCGGTATTGGAAAGAGGCCGATACCGTGAAGGTGTTGCCGTCTGGTATGCCCGGCCCCGGCGCAACTGGTGTCATCACCAGCGCGATAAGCCCGGCGCGGGGAATACGCAGGTTCAGCGGGAACAGTGCCGCCAGCTCGTCAACGATGCCGCTCGCCTCGGTGCGGTACTTGCCGGAAGCCGTCACGATGTTGACCTGGAACACGCCGGTGTAAACCCGGTGATCTCCGCCGAGCGTGTTACTGCCGGTGAGTGCAGGCAGCGTGAAGGCTCGCAGGTACGTCTCGCCCGTCGCCGGCGTGTAGGTTTCGTTCTCGACCACAACCTTGATCGGCTTGGCGCGGGCCTTGGCCCACGCAAGAAGGCGCGACTCGAAAGCCGCAGCAATGATGTTGTGGCTCATACCTGGTTGTTCCTTACTGCTTCATTGACGATCTGCTGGAAGCGAGCCAGCGTCACCCTAACCATCCCTTGCGGAGCTTGATTTGAGTGCCCGTATTCAAGCGGGATGGCGTATGGCAGATTGTTGATGATGTAGGCGGCCTGGCCGGCGGTGAAGTCGCTGACAGCAGATACGAGCGCGGCCATAGCCTCTTGCCCATTCGGATCTGGATCGTCAAACGTGACGCTCTCAACGACGTCGATGGAGAGATGCCAGTTACCACGGAATCGGCCAGTGTCCACCGGCGACATGCGGATCAGAGAGTTGCCGACCTCGATAATTATTTCGCGAAGACTGGCGTCGACCGCGTCTTTCGCTAGCTCTGCGAACTCTGCCAGTTGCAACGCAAAGCTGCCCTGCTGTCCTGCGTACTTTTTCATGAGCGCACCTGCAGTTCATACAGCAGCGGTGTGCCGGCCGGGTTGATCTCCTTGAAGTTGATCACCGTCCACGTTTTGCCCCGCACGTCCGCCTTGATCTGCGGTTTCGGCTTCCAGCCCATGCCCAGCGCCGCGACCTTGAGTTTCTTGTCACCGCGCACAATCAGGGTGTCGCTCTGGAATTCAAGGCCGGTGAAGTCGAGCAGGATGCCTTGGGCGGTTTGCTCAATCACCACTTCGCCGCCATCGGGATTGTCCGGGTCGTACTCCGCCGGCTGGATATCTCGAAGCGTTACCGGCTGGCCGTATTGAGTAATTAACCGCAGAGCGGTGGCAGCCATGCGGTCGTAGAACTCACTCATTGGTCAGGCCCTTATGGCGTAAAGCCCACGCTTCTGGAGGTAGTCGGCAAACTGCGTATGGCTCGGACGATCCGGAGCCGCCGGCAACAGTTTGCCGCTGGTGTTGGAGATTGCCGCGTATTCGGTATCCACCGCGCCTTCCACACGCTCGCGTATGATCGCGCCTTTGCGTGTTTCCGGTGGGTCGATATCGTCTGCGTGGATCTCGCCCGCGAGGGCCATCTGCCCGTACTGGATACGTGCAGGAATGTAGTCGGACGGCTTGTTTTCTCCGTCGATGTTCACGCCACGGCGAGGCCAGGCCATCGCCTGGTCACCGTTGGCACGGCATCCTTTCCACTTCAGGCCATCCATCGCCAAGGCGGCCCGGCGAAGCAGCGTTTCCTGTGCTGCCTCTTCCGCCGGAATGGTCACGCCGTACCGCGCGGCGTAGCTGACCAGTTCCGCTGCGGTTGAGTAGCTGTCCGCGTCAGGCTTGCCGGTACCGTCCTCGATGATGAGCATTTGTTACTCCTGGGTAGCGGGCTGGGCCTTGAGCAGTTCCAACAGCTCAGCCTTGTTGGCAGTGGACGAATACTTCACTTCCATGGCGTCCAGTTGCTCTTTGATTTCTGGGATGGTCAGGCTGTCACGCGGGTCGGTGTTAGCGCCTTGAACGGCAGCCAGATCAAGTTTTACCTGATCCAGCTCCTCAGAAAGCTTTTGAACGCCATCATGGTAACTGACCAGAGCTTGATGAATTCGCATCGCAGGCCCATCGCCTTCCGGCTCGATCAAGCGACCTTCTTCCAGGCCTTGCGCAAGCCGGTTCACAGCATCCAACTGGATAGCCTGGATGCTCGCCTCGGCACCACCACCGCTATTCCGCGCCGCACCGCCCTCGATACGAGTGCGCGCATGATCCACGCCTCCGGTTTCGCCGACAGTCTCGGGGCCGACAGTGATATTGCCTTCGGTGCCGCCGAAGCCCCACCGAGCCTTGAGCTCGGGGTCGATATGGTGATCTTTTTCAACTGGCATGATGATTCTCCTTCAGGTTCGCCAGCCCCCGAAGGGGCCAGTCATCGGTCAGGCCGATACGGTGGAGGTGATGAACGCGAGCGGAACCTGCTTGCGTGCAAACTTGCGGGTCCAGTTGGTGGCCAGCGCCAGATCCGCCCAGTTCGCCGAGATCGGGCGAGTAGTGGTCGGGGTGCCGGTGATGGTCGCGCTGTTGAACGAGTAGCCCAGCGGGTGCACAACGAAGTTGCGGCGAGTCCACAGGGTTTCAGCGCCGCCGCCGTTACCGCGATCTGGAGCGCGTTCGTATTCGAGTCCGTCTTCACCCGGCGGGGTGTCTTCAGCGAAGCCCAGCGCACCCGGCCCGAAGATCACGGACAGGTACTTATTCGGCGTGCCAGCGATGACCGGCATACCGTCATCGACCACGACGCGCATACCTTGGAAGCGGCCAAATTCTGGAACCTGGTCGGCGATCGGGGTGAAGTCGATGAGATTGAGGATCTGCAGCTCGGTTTGAACGGCAGAATGCATTGCGATGACACTCAGGCCGCCCAACTGGCCGGAGTAGTCACCCATGGTCGCCTTGGCGCGGATGATAGCCGCCGCACTGATGGTCCCGCCCGCATCTACGACCATGTCACCGCCATTTCCCGCAACGTTGTCGTTGTAGATGCCGATGGTGGTGGCGATTGCCCGGCGCTGGGCCACTTTACGCCAGTAGCTCAGCAGGCGACCCGCGACGAACTCCAGCGGATCCTGATTGGTGATGTTTTTCACCAGGTTCATGCAGTTGAAGCCTTCGTTGAGGTACGCGGCGCGCGCCTGCATGCTGTCAGTGTGCACTGACAACGGAACCGCGATGTCGGTGTACACGTCGTTCGAGTAGTTCGACTCGATGGACGCATCCAGGTCAACCCACCACGGAATGGTGAAGGTATTAGACGGGCTGGCCAGCAGCGTGGACATGTCCGAGTTACTGGTCAGGATGCCGGACTCGAAGAACGCGGTGCGCTCCACGCTGTTGACGGTGATGTAGTCCCGCAGTTCGTCGCGGAAGATGACGTCGGAAAGAATGGTTGGCATTGCGATAGGTCCTTTTACGATGCCTCAGCCGCTGCCTTCAGGCGCGCGTGCTCGGCGGGGTTGGTTCGGCGGAGCTCTACACGCTCCATCCCGGTAAGTTGGTTCCACGTTTTTGCGGCCCCGCCGCCTTTGCCACCGGTAGCCCCGCCACCAGAAGCCCTGCTTGAAGCGATCAACGGAGCCAGTGAGGCGTCGTTGAAAAGTTGAGTCTTGAATTCTTCCACCGTCAGAGCGGTAGGCCGGCGCTCAGCGTCCAGCACCACGACGGTAGGCTTGCCCTCGCGCAGCTCCATGGTGAGGCGAGGCTCGATGATTTGTTGCAGCACGGCGGCAGAGCCCTGCACGGCCAGCTCTCCGGCCACGCGTGCAGCAGTTGCGCCTACGGTGAGAGCATGAACCTGTGCCTGCAGCGCGCTCAGCGTGCCGTCCTTCTCGGCCAATGCTGCGGTGTGCTTTTCCTGCCAGCTGCGGTCAAGCGCTTCAGTGTCGCCGGACTTGCGGGCAGCATCTTCAGCCGCGATTCGCGCCGCCTCTTCGGCTTCGCGCGCCTTCGTCTTGTTGGCTCGAAGCTCAGCCAGTAGTTCGTCATTCTTGGCTTTCAAGCCCGTGACGTCCTCAGGTGCCGGCAAGCCTTCTACTGCCAGCACGTAGTCTTCGCCCTGCGCCTTGTAGAACGCCTGCATGGATGGTTCGAGCGCGTCATATGCTGCTTTGTCGATCAGGTATTTCATGCTGTCCCCCTGGGACTGGTTTACAGGCTCAGCCTGCGGATCAGATGCCTGCGCGCTCGAAGGCCAAAGGCTCCAAGGCCTTCATCTCAACGAGTGTCAGTGGTTTGAAGTTGCGATCGAGCTGGAGCTCGGAGAAACGCTTAACGCTGAGCCCGCCGTTGCGGAACAGAGCACCACGGGCCTTGCCAATGGCTTTGTCCTGGAACGATGCGGGCTGCTGCTTGAGCCAGTGGTAATAGTCGAGATCGGCGCTTACTTGTGCTGCACCATCCGCTCCTTTTGAGGCCCTTGTGGCGTCCTTCTCGAACATTTCGCTGAGGCGCGTCAGCAGCACAAAGGTCGTTCGGCAGTTCGGGTGGAACGGTGGCCTTGGCCCTGAATCGACAGGGAATCGGCGCTTATCCAGTGTCCGGCAAATCTGGCTGGTCTTGCTGTCGAGCGTGGCGACCAGTTGGATCTCGGTGACGATGTCGGTGTTAGCCTTCGCCGTCTCCATTCGCGCCTGGCTGGCAACGTGCTGGATCGCAGTGCGCACCACCGTTGAGGCGTTGCGGTCAGTGATTGCCAGAATGCCGTCTGTGTACCCTGCTGCCTTGGTGCCTCGAATGTTCTGCAGGATTTGGAAGTTCGTCTGCCCTTCGAAGAATCCTTGCCGGATAGCGCCGGTGACACGCTCACGCTCAGCCGTCGTCCAGTCCTTGATGAATGGCTTGAGCAGCTTGCCGCCGTCCCGAATACTGAGCGGATTGTTCATCACTGCCGAGCGGATCGCCGTGACAGATGGAATCGCAGCCTCAAGGCTGATACCGGCGGGTACCGCTTTGGTCAGGCTCGTTGCCTCGAATTGCGCTTCGTAGTTGGCAAGTTCGATCAGGTCCAGCGTCAGCTGATCGGTGAAGCGGGTGAAGATGCCCAGCAGCAGGCTATCCACCTCGTCGAGAAGCTTCTCCAGCCGCTTGCGACTGAAACCGGTCAGATCGGACTTTGTCAGTCGCTCACGCAGAGAGCGGTCGATCTCCTTGAGGAAGGGGGTGAACTTCTTCACCTCCCCCGCCTTCAGCCTTTCGAGGAAGACAGCGTGCCGAATGGTGGCATCAAGGATCGCTTGGTTTGCCGCCATCTGGTTCGTCCTCATCATCGAGGGCTAAGCCCACTGGATTCGCTTCAAGCTCGCCGCGAATGTCGTCGTCGGTCTTTTCTGGATCGATCACCCCGCGATCGCGCAGGTATTGCCAGAAGTCCGAAGCCGGAAGCTGCCCGGCCTGCACCGCATTGAACAGGCTGGCCATGATTGCCGCGTCGAGGCTGACTTGCGTGAAGTCCTGATTGAGTTTCAGCAGCGCTTCGCCGGCCACGTTCTCGAACATGCCCATCCACACCAGACACTGGCTGTAGGCCTCGCTGACGTTGCTCACCGCCAGCGACAGGATGCTGTGCTCTGCCGCGCTGTCGTTGTCAGCCTGGGTGGCGGTCTTCACCGCGCTACCGCGCTCAATGAGCCGGGCGCCGAGCGAAACCATGTCCTCTTTCTTGCCGTCCATGGCCTCTTTGACGAGGGTGTTCGGCTCAGGCTGGGCAAACCCGCACGACCCGTTGGCCGGCAGCGTCAGCGGTGCACGCGAGCCGACGTAGATGCCGTTCTCTTCCAGGTGATCGCGCCACTCTTCGGTCAGTCCGGCAATCCAGAACTGAGGCTGACCCGAGAACCACACAGAGTCCTCGTAGTCGGCGCTGTTGTGGTAATGGCCGATGTTGATCTCTGCCATGTCGTACAGCGGAGAGTCATCAATCGAGGAATCGTTGTTCTCGCTGCCGACGAACATGAAGGGAATCAGGCGCCAAGGCTTGCCCGTGCCGTCCAGAGGCGTGTGCGCGTCAGTTGCCGCCCAGCTCCCGCCTTCAGTCGTCCACAGCTCTTGCTCGTACACGCCAGAGTCATTCAGGCGCAGCACGCGATATTGGTCCTTGCTCTCAACCCCGAAGCCGTCGTCGGTGTCCTTGTCGACCACTTCCTTCAGCACAACCAGGCTCAGCAGGTGCTGCCCGCCGACCTTGCGCGTCTTCCAGTTGATGATGCACTCAGCGTTGTAGCTGGCGATGGTTGGGCGGATGCCCATTGCCGCGCTGTCCGCCTTGCTGGTCGATCCAGGCTCAACGCTTGGATAGTCCACCAGCAGCCCGTGACGCCCGACTTCGAGAATGTGACCGATGACCGACTGCGATTGCTGGTAAATGCTGATGCCCTGCCCGTCGACATCCTTGGCGACGTATTCGAGCGCGGCCGGGACGGTGAGCGTCGGCCAGGTGCGGAACACTGCACCCACCAGACTGTTTTTTGTGCGCCCAGTGGCGTTGTAGAACACGGCCCGCATCAGATACGTAGCGAAGCGTGCCTTGTTCTCGTCGCTCTCATCGTGAGGGTTTGGCCGAGGCAGGTAATGATCTCCGCGAGCTTTTACAGTCTCGGAGCCCTTGCACACGTCGCGCACCAGCCGCCAACGGGACTGTGCCGCGTCGTACTCCGGGCGGGTGTAGGTGACGTCTGCCATTAGCGTGCGAATCCCATTTTGATTGATTTGACCGGCTTCCTTGCGCTCTTGGCGACAGCGAAGTACCGGAATGCATCCGAAGGGTGAGACGCCCAGTCATGAAGCGGCTTGTCTTTCCAGCAGCCCTTCTTGTAGTCCCACTCTTTGCGGTAGTTCTCCAGCGCGGTTATGCCCTCTTCGCACTTCGCCTCGTCGAAGGCGCAGTGAGCGAGGATCTCGCGCGCTTGGTCGATGCCGTCGTCCACGCCGATCTTCGGAACGACCTGAAATGTCATGCGGTAGTGCTGGCCGTCGATCTCGTAGCCCTCGCGCGCCATTTCCCGGCGGGTCTTGGCATCGCTGCCGAACTCGCGGTTGTCGATGTCGTGCGGCCCCCAGTGCTCGGAGTAGGTGTAGCCCTTGTCCTTGAGCACCTTCATGTAGTGCCGCAGGCCTTCCCCGCTGTTCTGGTAGAAGTCGATGACGTGGTACTCGTTGCCGACCTGACGCACGAACCAGATGGCCGTGGAGTCGCCGACGCCGATGTCCCAGAACGTCATCACCGGCAGGTGGCTGTTGTCTGGCAGCGTGCCGATGCGCTGAGCGGCGTAAAGCTTGGTGAACTGCTGGGCGTAGTAGGCGCCCTCGATCGACTGCTGGAAGGCTTCGGCCGGTATCGACGGGTATTCCCGCTTCATGTCGTCGCCGAGGGTCTTTTCCTTGGCGGCGTACCAGGCGCGCTGGCCGGGATTGGTGTCGATGCCGTGCTTGGCGAACAGTTCGTTGAAGTAGTCGGCCAGCCGCTGCGGGATGATCGCCTCGGCCGGATCGAGCCAGTAGGCTTTGTTCTTCCACCAGCTGAAGAAGAAGAACTTCCAATCCAGCTTGCCGAGCGGCGCGCCTGACAGAAGTTGCTTCTCCGCGCTCTGCGAGTACTCGAAGAAGTAGCCCGCCCGCCCCTCCGCCGTCGATTCAATCGTGACGAAGCAATCGGTGGCGACAGCCTCGAAGGCGCCGGTGACGATCTCGCGCGCCTTGTGCGGAAACTTGGCGCAGATCTTCCCGAACTCGGATACGTGCAGGTAACGCAGCGTGCCGCCCCGGAACGAGGTACTGACGTAGAGCGAGCCGCCCTTGCTGAATACCAGCTCACCGGCAGCGTCGTTGCTCGCTGGGTTCGCGGCGCGGATCTCTTTCGGCAGGTTGTCGTAGGCGTACTTCACCTTCTCCCGGAACAGGCGCTTGGCATCGTTCAGGGTGTGAGCGATCAGTGCGCACTTCGCCGACTCGAACAGAGCAGCGTCGAGCTGGATGATGCAGCACTCAGTGGTAAAGCCGAGCTGGCGAGCCTTCAGGATGATGTTCCGGGTATGCATCCCGTCGAAGTATTCAATCTGCTCGTCCGTCATCCGGAAGCGGACTTTCTTGCCCTGCTTGTCGGTGATGAAGTAGAGATTGTTCAAGCGCCAACGCTTATCCCGGAGCAGCTTCATGTGCTCGGGCTTCATGTCAGGCGTCCTTCGATAGTTCGTCCATCATCGCGGCCAGGGTGTCGACTGTCTTGTCACCCTCTTCCGTGTCGAGGTTGTAGGCCTGGCGCTCGCCCTTGATGACCTTGAGCTGGGCATCGACGCCTGCGTTGAGCGATCGGGAGAAGTCGCCGATGTTCGCCTCGTTGACCGTCATGGCTTGAAGCGCGGCGCTGAGCTTGTTCGCAATGCCTCGCCACTGAGCCAGATCAACTCGGTGCGCAAGCACTACAGAGGCAACCTTGTCGGAAGCCTCCTCAATGATCTGTTCTTCGGTTACCAGCGGGTCTTGGTAACTTTCCGTGGTAACCGCGTTGGTAACCTTTCGCTTGGCTGCTGCTCTGACCTTATCCGTCAGGTCGCGCACCCAGCCTTCCTTCTTCGCTCGCTTGGCAATCGCTACGTGAGAGATGTTGCTCTCTTCGGCGATTGCTCGAACTGAAAGCGACCCAGCCCGGTAGGCTCGTTCGATCGCCTCCCAGTCGGGTTGCTTGGTTGTCATGGGGATCCTTATTTTTGCTTGATGGTCATCGTGCGGATGGTGCCGCCGGTGTAGATGTCTCGCTTCATGGCGGCACGAACCGCGCCCACCGCGTTTGCCCCCATATCCATCGCTGCTAAGGCATAAGCGGAGCCACTGCCAATAGCGTCAGGGTTGGATGGGTCGAGCTCCTGCTTCCAAAGGCCCGTCTTGTCGTCGTGGCCGACCATCATCAGCTTGCCACCATCGACGACATAGCCCGAACACTCCACAGGAACAAGCGAGGGGGTTCCGAAGTAGGCGGCAATCAAAGCCTTCTCGTCGCATACAGCTCCAGCCAGGAAGAAACTGACTCCATCAACGGTCGCGCACTTCAAGCAATCATCTGAGACGATCGCGCCCGACCTGGTCTGCCGCGAGTCATAGGCGATAACACCGTCCTTGTAGGCAATGGTTGTCATGTGGGCCTCAGCTGAATGGATCCGCAGGTTTGGCGATCGAGCGAACGAACCACATGAAGCCCTGCTGAAGATTGGTCTTGGCCAACGCCAACAGCCGAGGGTCAACACCTTCAATCTGGCCGATCTGCTTGAACAGTTCGCCGGCGTCGACCTCCAGAGCCTTGATCGAGTTCATGCCGTCGATTTCAGACTGAGTCAGGTCGCGGTAGCCGGTGATCTTCTTGTGCTGGTTATCCATGCTGCTCTCCTCGTCGCGTGTCGCGACACAATTTGCACTCTCGCGAAACGTGTCGCGACCTACTTGCTCTGACTGCGCTTGATCTGCGCGTCCACCTGGTCTGCGCAGGTGTCGAGCAGGTTGATGGCTTGGTTCTTCAATTCCCACAGCTGGCCGTTGTCGGCGAGGTCTTCGTCAGCCACCCGCTCGCATGGCACCAGCTCAGGGGGTTCGACTCTTACTGCCGCTGTCTTTGTTACCAGTGGCGGCTTTCCCGCGCAGGCCGTCAGGCAGAGGCTGAGCAGCCCAATCACGAACAGGCTTGCTGTTGCGTTTGAGTTCTTCAAAGTTCTTCTCCGCCTTTCTGGCTTTGGCCTGGCTGGCCTGTAACCGCTTGTTCAGGTCTTTCTGGTAATCGGCGTTGCGCTGGGCTTCGGCGCGCAGCGTGGTGATCGTGGCCTGGCTTTCGAGGTTGGCGTCGACTGCCTTCTTCTTCTCGCTGGCTTCGAATGCCACCTCCCCGCGAAGAGCGACGACGCGCGACTGCTGAATCCCAATGAGGAGCAGGCCGACCAGGGCGATGATGATTGCAGCAGCGAAGGTCTTCATGCGGCATCCGCCCTGCGACCGAGGAAGCGGGTCACCAGCTCGCGGATGGCTGTCACGCCGAGGAACCCAATAGTCCCTCCAGCAGCAACCGACAGACTGGGCGGCCAAGTCATCCACTCGATCACGCTGGACGCAACAAGGCTCAGCGATCCACAGATCAGCGATTCGAAAAGGATCCGGCGCTTACTGGTTTCCTTCGCGTCGTACATCACGCGAAGCAGCGATACGGTGATGGCCATGATTGCGCCCTGCCAGAGCGGATTGCTCAACGCCAGCCAGATCTTGGCCCAGGTGTCTGGCTTATCAGGCATGGTAGGCATCCGGCTTGCCTCCCCTTTGGGGAGATTGATAAATCCGGCGTCCGCTGCACTCCCAGCTCGGGGCTATGGGTGTGGGGAGCCGAAAACAGTAAGGCTCAGTGATGAGCCACTTGATTCGATCAGTCAGACGACTGCTTGATCTTGATCGTGCCGTCGGATAGGAATTCGATGCTTGCAGGCTTGACGATAATGTCTGGCCTCCAGACCCCATCTGAGCCGAGGCCGACCCCAACTCTCGCGGCAACGTATCTGCCGTCCTGCGTGATCTGCATCTTCACCGACCACTGGGCCGAGAGCTTGTCCGCGACCGGCTCTGCAGCAATTCGAGCAATCAGTGCCTGATTGATGTAGGTCACACCGCCAACAACAACAAACGGCTTTGGCTCTTGCTTTGCCGATGACACGGGAGCGCCCACCTTCAAGCGAACAGTGCCCTCAATTTCAAACTCACCAGTGTCTTCGTGAAATTTCCAGCCGGAGACGCCCGGCACGTAGTTTTGACTCTGCATTGCCGTACTCCAGATGCAAAAAAGCCCCTGCGAATGCAGAGGCCCTGAATAGGTGCGCTCGTCTTTCCGAACTGTCAGCCAAAGACCATCCCAGCGTCGACGCCCTTATGCATCGATCTCGCTGATTCAGTCTCGCGCCACTCCACAAGCGTGTGAGGTCAGAGCGCGCGGGCTGCCGGTGTTGACTCCGTACGTCGCACTATCCGGCTATCGACGTCCAGGCCTTCCCGAAGGCTGTCCTGGCTACAGGTAAAACTACAGATTCTTTTTGTGGATGCGCCAACCCATGGCGACACCGGGGTGCAGATACTCTCCGGTGCGCGGATGGCGCGAGAAATCGGTCTCGCCAACTTGGCGTGCGACCGCCTCCCACGCCGTTCTGGCGCGATCCAGCAGATTGCTCTTGGCTTTCAGCTTCACGCGCACCTCCAGAAGGTTGAATTCGAGGCAATAAAAAACCCGGCGCGGTGGCCGGGTTTCGTTTGTCACTCCTCGATACGCGCAGGAATGACAGGATGGGTGAATAATCGGCGAACCGGCAGGCCCTGTCAAGGCCCTCTATGCAGCATCTTGATCATCGAAGAAAACACCCTCCTTGGTCAGAATCTCGCCAGCTTCGAGAAGCGCCTCGTTGACCAGTTTATCCAGTCCCTTGAAGATCTTCCGGCGCCAGTCTCGGCGCGTTCGCTCCGGCGTGCCATCCAAGTCCCAGGTGTTCATGTCGTAGTTATGGGCCGGCAAGATGATGACCCCTTCGCATGGAGCCTCTTGGCGCTGCTTCAGCTTGGCATTGATGGCCTTCTGGGATTTCGCCACAGCCGCTTTCCTCCAGGCCGGCGCGTCATCATCAACCTCAAGCTCAACCTTCCCGGCCGGCGCGCGCTCGGCGCCGCCAAGTTGCGGATATGCCCAAGCTGTCACCGCCTTGGTCAGAAATAGGCGCGGTGCCGGTGAAGATACATGCGAAACGATGCGGCCGATGGCGCCAACTTTCGAGGCCATGTGCGTCGAATAGCAGGCGTTCAGGGCCACCCAGTGCTTCAGCTCAAGGCAGGAGTGCAAACGACCAAACACCCAGCAATCCGTGAGGAATGCCGCTTCCTTGCCAACGATCTCGCCTTTGAGCTTATTGGCCTGAACCTTTGGGGTGTAGTCGCAACCCCCAGCGCTGTTGATCGTCTCGGACGCGAGCGCACGGATTACTGCGGAAATAACGTCTCGATAAATCATGCGGCTTCCCCTTTTTTTAGCTCTCTTGTCTTGGCCCGGTATTCAGCCTTGATGGTTTTGATTTCTTCGACGGTGTACTTGCGGGGCTCATGAGGCCCTTCGAGCCACGCCACGGTTTCGGCGCCGATGCCCTGTAGGAGTGAGATTCGGTAATTCACCAAATTGCCTGACAGGTGCGTGTTACATGGGGCGCACTGCTTCCACACGTTGAGCGGTTCGAATCGCAGTTCGGGGTTCGCGCCTACAGAGCGGTAGTGCCCGGCGTGGTATTGGCCTTCGTGATGGCGACCGCAGCTCACGCAAGGGCGATCGGCATCACGCAGGCGGATCCACTCGTTGAACGCGGCTTGGGCCTCGCGCAGGTGATCCGCCCTGCTCTTCAGCTTCTCCTTGCGTACCTTGATCTCGCGGCGTTCGCGCTGGGCGAACGACTTGCGCTGCTTCTCCTGTCGCTGACGGATGATCGCTACTGCACAGTCAGGCGAACACCAGGTTTGAAATGGCTGCGCAGGGACGAATGTGGCTCGGCATTCGGCGACTCGGCATTTCTTCGGGCGGGACCGCTTCACAGTGAGGTTCATAGTGCTTTCCTTGCTGCTCGCTCTACTTCTTCCTTGCGGGCTTTGCGCTTGCGTTCGAACTCTGCGAGCGATTGCTTGCGGCGGCGCTCGATGAAATGCCCAGCAATCACCCCGACGACCAAGGAGAGGAAAATCACAATCCAGAATTGCTCTGCTGGCGTCATCAATACCGCCCTCCCCACTTGTCCTGCTCAGTCCAGCGGACACCATGCTCGGCGCCGAAGGCGTGCATCAGCTCGAACAGATCGCTGAACCACTTCTGCGACTGCTTGCGGGTCGATACGGCCATGACCACGAAGCCACCGTCGAGGCCTGGCTCCGCGCGCTGCTTCTCCAGCGAGGCACTGAAAAGGCACTTCCAGTCTTCGCTGGTCAGCTTCTTGCCGTGCCATACCACTTGCTCGGATACGTCCTTGAGCATTGCCCACATCTTGCGGTTGCAGACGTCCGGTCGTTTCTCGTCCTTGATGACCACGATCTTCGGCTTGGTGAAGTCGGTTGCATGCAGAACGCCCATGAGACGGCTGATGTCGCGCTGGCTGCGGATTGCAAACTCGTTCATGACTGCACCCCTGTCTTTTTGCTGACCTTCCCATCTTCCTCAAGCTGCCGCATGGTCGCGCGCAGAGTCTTCAGGTCGTATATCCGGATCAGCGCTCGCAAATTCTTATTCGCGAGCGCGGCAAGTGCGCAACCGACCACAAAGAGCATTGCCGCGATCAGCAACACGCCGCCGACGATCATTGAGCCGTAACCGAGCCACAGAGCGATTGTGTCCAGTGTCATGGCTGCACCGCCTTGCTCATGGCTGTGTCGATTGCCAGATCAATGGATGGTTTGCCATCAGCCACATACAGATCGCCAGAAAGGATTCGCTCAAGCGCGCACGGGAGCTTTGTCTCGCCGAATTTTTCGCAAAGGAACCGATACCGCTCGGCGTCATGGCGATACGCTTCAATTGTCGTGTATTGCCTGTCGGCTTCTCTGGTGAGCGAATCAACCTCTGCCTTGAGCTGGTCACGCTCGATCTCCACGGACAGCATCAACCGAAAGCGAGCCTCCAAAAGCTCGGTGAGGTGGTCGTTGTGACCCTGCAAGTCCTTGGCATCACGCGCTTTGAGCGGATAGCCACTGCGCACCAGTTCGCGGATTTGTTGGATGTTTTCTGCCGAGAGATTCATTGCGCCACCTCGAATGCAGCACACGGGCCTTCATGACCGGACACGCGACTGCACTCCCAGCCCTCTGGCGGAACGTCACACATTGGGGCGACGTGCAGCCCCGCATCGCTGATAGCCATCGCCAGATCCTTGTTGTAAACGGTGAACCGCTTGCCTTTGGCGTCGACTACCCGCCATGCAGTTGCTGAAACGACACCGGCAGGAAGGCGCGCGGCCTGCCATGCAAGCCAGCAGTACTGAATCGTGGTGCTGTGGTACTCACCATCGGCAAATTTGCCCATGTGCTGGTTTGGGTATTCGCTCAGAACCCATGCCTCGTACTCTTCACGCATCTTCAAATCACTCATCGCCCCACTCCCCGCTCAATATGATTGCCACGACGTTGGCTGCCGTCAGTACGGACCAGTCGGTGATCTGCTCCTGAACTCATGAGCACCATGTCTTTTTGGTGACGTGTGACCTTGAATCCTTCGGCCTGTAGGGTTTGTACGGTGCTGCGTTGGAGTGGGGTCATTTGCAGAGCCTCCCCATCCAGATACACAGAGCTGTACCCAGCAAATTCCAAGCGACCAGTGCGTAACCAACGGCATCCTCTGCGAACACCGCAATCACCATTGCAGAGCCAAAACTGGCCAAGGCGAAGAAGAGATTTGAGGCTTTAAAAGCTAGGCTCATTCGTCGCCCTCCTGTTCTGCTGCAGCCTGCTCGGCGTCCACTTCCATCAGGATTTTCGAAAGGCCCATGGTGGTTGCCATAGCGGCCTCTTCGCTGACCTGGATCTTGGTGCAGGTCACGGCAGCGCCGTTCGATGCGTCGCGGCTGCACCACTCCAGCTGGTAGCCATCGTTTTCAGTGCGGGACACGGTGAAAGACCGGTCATCACCAATCGCAACAGTGGTGGTGTGAGTTACCTTTACGAACTTGAGGTGGTTGCTCATCAGAAGCCCTCCTTGCCGCGTTGCGATTCCCAGTCGAACGGGACCACGATCATTCCGCCCTCGCGCAGGCGATCGACGCAGCGGTCACCCATGGCGGCCGGCAACTGGCTGGCTTCGAGGTTGGAGATCACCACCGTCGGGCGCTCCTGCTCGTACCGGCCGTTGATGATTGCGAACAGGGTCGTCAGCTCGAAGTCGCTCGGCTGCTCCTTGCTCACGCCTACCTCGTCCAGCACCAGCAAATCGGGATCGATCAGGCTCGACAGAATCTCGGCCTCGCTGCGTTCACTGTGCTTGTCGTACGTGGAGCGGATCGCCTGAAGGATTGCGCCGACAGTGCGGTACACGGCCGTCCGAGACGTGTTGTGCAGGAGTTCGTTGGCCATGCCCGCGCCGAGGTGCGTTTTCCCGGTACCGGGCTTGCCGATCAGCACCATGCAGCGACCGGTCTTCAGGATCTCGTCGAAGATCTGCACGTAGTGCTGGCAGAACCGGAGGGCTTTGCGCTGGCCGTCGTTCTCGGCCTGATAGTTACCCAAGGTGCGAGTGGTGAACCGTTTTGGGATCAGCGCATCGCCCAGCTTGCGAGCGAGGGACATGCGCAGTTCCATCGCTTTGTTGGCCTTTTCGGCCGCGTCGGCTTTCTCGCGGGCGATACGGCTGCACTCAGGGCAGTTGCTTCTGAGCTCCCGGCCTAGCACGGCATAAACCTTCTGCTCGTAGGCGCCGTGGGTTTCGCACTCGGCAGGCTGGATGCGAGTGCCCGACGGCAGTTCGGGAGTGGTTTGGACTGGCTCAGAGCGCATAGCTGCCGTCCTCTCGTTGCTTCAATCCGGAGGTGTAATCGCGTTCAGCGAAACCGGTGTGGCGGGATTGCGGGAACGGGTGCACGTTGCTGGCGACCTTGTCCGGGAAGATGCCGGTCCAGCCGTTGGAGATCGAGGTGGCGAGCACCTGATCCGGCGCGGCATGGCCCAGTAAGGCCTTGGCCTGCTGCTCACAGCTCTTGGCGGTCAGCGGCTTGCGGATTTCCTTGCGGTGCTGGCACCAGTCGGCCCACGACTTTTCGGACACGTTCTCAGGCTTGGCAGTGAGCGGATCGAATTTGGCAGACTTCGCCGGTGCGCCAGCACCATGCTTTTGATCTTGCTCTTTCTTCTCTTCTCTTCTCTTCTCTTCTCTGGTCCGCGTTTTGTCCGCATCGCTTGCGGACACATTGCGGACAGAGTTGTTTTTGCGGTCGTTACGCTTGCGTTCGCTGTCGTTGGCCCGGCGCTTTGCACTGGCACCGTTGTGCTCGTCAAAGCGAGGCATTACAAGGCTTCCGTCTTCCTGCACGGACGCCCATTCCACCTCGATCATGGCCTGGGTAAAGCCCGGCCAGCCAACCACCGCGTCCATCGCATCGACGCTGTAACCGTGCAGCACTCCGTCGTCGGAATGGGTGTCGAAGATGCTCCACGCAATGTGCAGTCCGCCAATGATCCGAAGTCTGTCCGCTTTCAATGCGGACACCATGCGGAAAACTTTCGGATGTGTCTGAAGGTCGATTCGCATTTTGATCCAATCCCCGGCCATTACGCGGCCCTCAGTGCTTTGTCGTGGGTGAACAGCCCGTCCCAGGTCTTCTTCATTGGCAGCTCGCCGGCCAGGTACAGGTCGTACAGGCGCACGGCGCCCTTCTTGAGCAGGACTGGCGTGAAGGAAACGAACGGCTCTTTGCCGTGGGGAGTGACTTCGTGCTGATGCTCGGTCATGTACTTGTCGCGGGCGTAGGACGCAACACGGAAGCGCAGGCCAGACTTGCTCTCGTTGTAGAGCCAGTTGCGGCCTTCGAGGAACTTGCCCACCTGCATGACGTTGACCCCATTGAGGCCCTTGCAGAATTGGGTGTGCGTCATCCCTTCCTTGAAGAGGTTCTCCATGGAGTGGATTTTCTCGGCCTGAGCTTCGACCTGGATGGTCAGCAGCAGACGCTGCTGCTCTGCCTCGAAGGCGAGCTGGATAAGATCCATGCGGGAGAGTTCGCGAGGCTGCGAGACCTTCGACTCAAGCTCCATCCAGCGGTCGATAATCCGGGCGCGCAGCGTGGCGTCGTAACCTGACACCAAAACGAGCGAGTCACGCTCATCTAAGAGGAATTCCGGATACCTCTGACCGTTCTGAGGATGGATGTAGGGGGTCTCCTCAGTTTTGAGGACACCCCCTGCAACCAAAAGACGTGCATCCCGCAGGACGTTGTCATGCGATTTACCAGTCAGTTCTGCAATCTCGCGAGAAGACATAACAGTACGCGACACGTTTTCAGAACTACCAAAACGTGTCGCGACATTCGAAGGGGTATTGATGTTTGTGAGGGTTTGCATATAATCGGTCCCACATAGATGTTTAAGAGAGCCAGGCCACGAACCTGGCTTTTTTTCGTCTCGGATTTGGCAGAGGCCCTCTGGGTTACCCCGAAGAGTCCCTGCTAGAGGCCCTCATTGGGGTCACCAGATGAAGCACCTGTGCTTTCCTTCGTCCCACTACCGATAGCGCGCCGCTGGCAACCGCAGCCTCGAACATTTCGTTCATGGCCTGGTTGAAGCTCCAGCCGTTGACGCGCATCAATTCCTCCACCCTCTTCCGCGTCTGCGGAGGCAGCCTTTCAAGCTCTACGGTCATTTGGCCCTCCAAAGGGGCTTCAGCCCGCGATATCTTCTTGTTTGTCCTGCATGAGTTCTTCGATCACGCCGTTGGCCACTGCCCACTCGATGATTTCGTAGAGGTAGGTGGCGTGCTGCATACGGGTTTTGGTCGCGGCTTTACGCAGAATCCGATCAAGCACTGGTTCGAAACGAACCTTCACCGGAATGGCGCGCTTTTGATTGGGGTCCATGTACATGCTTCGATGCTCCTGGCTGATGAATTGGGTTTAAGCGGCAGATTGAGTTGGCTCGGAACTGCGTAGATATGCCCAGTCGATATCCGGGCGCATTTCCTCGCAGATCACCGAGCGGGAGGATTCGCGCTCAATGCTGATGGCGAGCGCAGCACCCGGACGCCGGTAGCCGTAGGCAACCTGCTTGAGCTGCCCGACAGTCGTGCCGCAGCTCGCTGCAAAGTTCTCAAGGGACTGCTTGTCAAATGGCTTTATGTAGTCGTGCAGATTCATGGGTGCGCCTCCGTATTGCCGTCAGATTAGCAACTGCTAATCCAGCATTCAATAGCAGAACGTAATTTACTGAGTGCTAAACGGAAGCGATCATCTGCAGATGGATATAAATCAACTACGAGTGCGGGCTCTGAAGGCAGTAATGGCTGGGGCTTCGCAGAAAGATTTCGCCAATCAGCACGGCTTGGATGCGTCGTATCTGTCCCAAATACTTAATGGGCACAGAAACCTCGGGGAGAAGGCTGCGGCTACATTGGAAGACAAGATCGGCTTGACTGCTGGAAGTTTGGTCAGCCCTGCTGCGCCAGACTCGGCGCCGGCATCGGCGAAGCCCGGGCTCTCTGCAATTGACCAGCTGAAGGCATCGCTCGCTAAGGTGAAAGGCTTCTCCAGTGAAGCGCGTGAACGCATAGTCGCGGCCGCCGAAGAAGCGGACAGCCAGCCAGAAAATTTTCTGCCCGCGAATCTTTCCAATCTTCGACCTACGAACGACGAGATCCTGATCCCTCAATACGACATCCGTGCCGCAATGGGCCACGGCCAGGTTCCGCCTGAGTACAACGAGGCGGTCCGCAACCTTGTGGTGCGTGAGGCGATCTTGCGCGAGAAGGGAGTGACGTACACCTCAGCCGGTGCGCTAGCCATGATCACCGGCTGGGGCCAATCGATGGAAGGCACGATCAATGACAAGGATCTGGTGATCGTAGATCGCGGGATAAAGGAGTTCGTTGGCGAGGGAATTTATGTGATGACCTGGCACCAGGAGCTATACATCAAGCGTGTCATGCGCCTCGACGAAGACAATTACCGCCTGATCTCGGACAACCAGCATTACGAAAACCAGACCGCCCGGATCGAAGACGTGACGATCCACGCCAAGGTCCTGTTCATTTGGAATGGGCGCAAGGCCTGACACCTGGCAGTTTTTAGCGTGCGGTGTGCTCGCGCCGCGAAAACCGAGCCATCACCTGAGATAAGGAAGTCATATGAAGAAGCCATTTGTCGCACCGCGACTCGTCGGCGCAAGATTTGATGACCACACGATCCCACTTGAGCTGCTAAAAGACTTGGCAGCGCTGGAAGAGTTCGTGGTGGCCGTAGCTAAATGGAAATTTGTTCAGCAGCACGGCCGGGTTCGGACGCCGAAGGGATTTACGGATCACTTGTCGATAAACCTGTCCTCGGTCGGAGAGGGAAGCGCTGTCCCCAACATCGTGATTGAATACAATGATCCTACTGCGGGCCTTTTTGCTGCCGCCAATGAGGACTATTTTTTCCAGGCGGTGCAGTCGATTGGTAATGCGATAGACGCCGCCGAGCGTGGCACTCCGATCACCGAACATATACCCGCAACGCTGCTTGGATATTTCGACAGATTCGGCAGAGGCTTGCGTGATGGGGAGGTATTGGAGTTTCGACCGGGAACTGATAGACCTGCTAGGCTCTCAAAACTAACCCGGCGAAGACTTCTGCTAGCGTCACAGAACCAGGTTCTCACGGATGAAGTCACCGTCCGCGGCTTGGTGCCTGAAATAGACCAAGCGAAAATGAGTTTTGAGCTGCTCCTGCCTGATGGCAAAAAGATTACCGCGAAGATGGATGCAATACACCTCGACACTATCCTTGAAGCTACGCGCGGGTTTCGTGAGGGGCTTAAAATTTCAGTATCTGGTGTTGGTCGATTCGACCGCACGGAAAAGCTTCACTCCCTGGACCTTATAGAGGACGCTGTGATCATCGAATCGAATGATCCGCTCGCACGACTGGATGAGCTCAGACTTTTACGAGTCGGCTGGCTTGACGGTCGCGGCGTGGTCCCAAGCCCTGAAGAGTTTGACTGGATAGAGTCATTTTTTAGAGATCAGTACCCAGCCACTCTGCCCACGCCATTTATTTATCCCACTGCCGAAGGTGGCTTCCAGTTTGAATGGAGAACCGGCAATCAGGATCTCAGCCTCGAAATTATTCCGCAGAACAAAACGGCTGAGCTGCACGGCCTCAATATCAAGGATGGTGCAGACACATACATGGAGCTGAATCTCGAAGCCAGGGCTGACGTCGATTCGCTGATAGATTTCATTTCCAAAGCAGCAAAGGGTGAAGTGTAATGGACGATCAAACTCAGTTGCTGCGACAGGTTCACCCAAGCTTTGTGCAAGACGGAAAAATTACATCTCAAGTTTTCCGTCCGACTCCGAAGGATGACAAGAAGCTCTCTTCTTATGATGGTGGATTGATCACTCCAGAGGCTTCATACGCTCACTTCACTGCCAGGGAAGATTGCCGATCGGCGGGCGTAGTTTCTATAACTACAGCCGAATGCCAAGCGCTGGGGTTGCCGGCGTTATCCGATCCGGAAGAGTTTCCGGAGCACGTTCTGATCGATTTCAGTGAGTTCGAAAAGAAGGAAATCGAGAAGAAAGCGAAAATCCTCAGGGCGAATGCGGAATCGCGCGACTGGCTCTTTAAGCCATAACTGCGAGTCAGCAACGCACAATCATCGCCTGAATCACAAAGCCCGCCATACAAGCGGGCTTTTTAATGCTCGTCAGAATGGCGCGACCTCCTCCACCTTCATGAACTCGTCAGGCACTTCGGCCTCATGATCATTTTCGGATGACGCCTCCCACTTCAGCGTCACCGACTCGTCGTCGTTGAAAGTCATGTCTATGCCGTCCGTTTCGGCCAGCAAGCCCATCACCTCGTCCCACTCCCTATCACCGTCGCTGTCCAGTCGATGAATCGTCACGCAGCGCAGATCCTGCGCGAACGGATGATTGATCATTGACGACACCCTAAGGCCCAGCCGCTCGATCCCGCTCATCTCCTGGCGTACTGCTGGTTTCGCCTGCTTCTTTGCCATTCAAAATCCTCCTTTTTTGTGACTGTATATTCATACAGTGGTCTGACGATCATAGCCGGACATTTAGCGAAATGTAACCACCTTTAGGTTGAGACCTACCGATAGGGGAGATTGCCATCCGCAAATAATTTAGCATTTGCTATTGACGCATGAATTAGCGATTGCTAATTTACACCCATCGCAGCGACACACAGCCACTGCGAAGGGCCTCAAGAGCCCCGCCGCTCTTTCACAATTTGGAATCTTCGCGGATCGATCCCCGGAAACGGGCATAGCGCGAAACACAAACTTCGATCTCCATGCAGGCTCTGGGACCTGCCGGACTCCCCATATGGGAGGACGCCAAACCATGCAAGCCAGCCGGCGAATAACACCGAACACGAAATGTGTGATGCCGGCCAGGTGGGGAAACCGCGGCGCCGAGCATGGGGCGGAGAAAGACCACAGATTTACTGATGCCGCTTCGATGAGGCGGCATTGGAAATCGAACATGCAATACTGATCACATCGAAAACAGATTGGAGGTCAAAGTGGAAGCCAGCGAATTCATGGAGCGGTTAATCGCCAAAGCAGGCGAGTTCGGCGAGTGGAACGTCGTAAGGATTGTCGAAGAACATCGCGGCGTTGAGATTGAGCCGGGTTTCTGTTGGAACGAAGCCCGCAGCTCAGAGGACGATCCGGAGCTCAAGCGTGGCTGGCTCTATTTCGCCATGGGTGGCGGCAAATATGTACTCGTTCGTTATATGGATCTGCCTAGCGGCAGGCGATAGAAATAACTGAACAAATCAAGCCCGATAACTTCGGGCTTTTTTGTGCCCGATCCTCTCTATGAGAGCGCATCGGTCTGCACTCAGCGTTACTGCCATAACGTGGCTGGCAGGCCGCCCATAAGTAGCTTGGGTTGAGTGCAGATCGATGCGGACGAAACTGCGGCCTATAACCGCCCACCTGCATCACCGCAAAACGCAGATGAATGCCCGGGCTGACGGGCAAGTGTAAGACCTGAGGGATCGCGGGAATCGTGGCCGGTAGAGTGAGTAAGCGCCCAGATGGCCACGGCGAGTCCAAGAATAAGCGGTTGAAACCTTCGCCCCGGTGAAACTCCGGTGTCACTAAGGCCGCTAATAGTAATGCCGGGATCAGCTCCGGCCATCTGCACCCACCCTACCCCGACAAACCCCGAATGCACTCCCCTCCGCGCCCAACGGCAACCAGCGGAGCGGATGAGTGCATCCGAGTTTTGTTGGATCAACACCCCGCCACTCTGGAGACGACCATGTCAGCTCTACGCAAGCCCATCCCGGAAGACGACTTTCTCGACACGGAGGCAGGTCAGGAATGGTTGACCGAGTCGATCGACGATCTGCTTTATCGGCGCCACGTCGAGGCACCAAATCCAGTAGGCCGAAGTAAGGTTCTGGTCAACGCAGACCACCTGCCGGAGGCGCTGGCGGATTACATGGCTGCGAACCCAGACCCAGATCGGTACATCGAGAAAATCCTGATCGAACTGATCAGGCGGCAAGACGGCGGGGTTCTGCACACTTGGGCCATTGAAGCCGTCGGCGGTGACCCGCAAATCGTTCGGTCGCTCGCCGCCGACTTGGTTGCCGTGCACGCCAACGAATACCGCGACACCAAGCGCGAAAGCGATCTCGTCGAGCAGGAGTGTGGGTTTTGAGTCCCCACGTCCTTATTGGCGAAGAGTTGGAGATCTTGCAGCACCCAGAAACGCCGATCAGTTGGTCGCTGATGATTCAGAAGACCATCAGCGAAATGATGACCGACGAGCGCATCACCATCGAAGAATTCAACCACTACTGCGGGCGCCTCAACAAGATTGTTGCCAGGCGCAAGGAGTCGTCATGTCTACCCCAATCGTGAAATCACTGGTCGATGAGCAGCTCGACGAAATCGAACGCCGCATCGCGATACTCGGCTTCGGCCTGCCCTTCAACGAGGTTATCGGCCGCAAGCGCGAGGATCTGGTCGACAGCCTCCCGCAGCGCCTGTCGGTGACCATGAAAGGCGGACGCATCGCTGTGAGGACTCGGCCATGAAAATCATGTTCTGGTGTCTTGCCGCTGGCCTGCTGGTGGTTATGGCTGCTTACAGCGCGGCTCGCGATTCCTCCGGCGTGTGCCAGGTGCCGCGCTCCACCACCTACCAAGTATTCCGATGACCGGCCGGCAGATGGCCCGCCGGGTTCTCATCTGGCGCGGATCGTTTCCGGTCCTCGCGATCTACACCTTCTTGATGCTGCTCAGCGCCCTCGCCGACCGCATCACCTCCTGACTTTCAACTTCAAGCGCTGCGCACGTCGCGGCAAGGATTTTGTCATGCCTGAATCAAGCCACACACCCGGGCCGTGGAAAGTGGTCGATGGGCATTACCCCGGCTTTATCAAGATCATTGGCGCCTCTTTTGAGCCATCGATAGTCCTGTCAGCAACTGATTTGGACCTTGCAGACTATTGCCGCCGTACAGCTGATGCGCGGATTATGGCTGCCGCGCCTGACCTTCTGGTCGCAGCACAAAAAACGGTAGATGCCTGGGCGAAATTCATTGCCTCTTTTGACTACGTTCCGGGCATTGGCGATCGAGCCGAGGACATGGAGTTCCGAGAGATCCTTGAGCTCCGCGCCGCCATCAGCAAAGCCACAGAATAACCCTCCCACAGCGCCCCTCTCCGGTGGCGCGGAGAACAGTCATGTCCGATAAAAACATGCAGATCTGGAACCGGGTTGAAAAAACCGATACCAGGTTCACCAAAGACGCCAAGGTCGGCGGCCAGCAAATCACCAGCCTGAACGGCACGGCCATGATCATGAAGGCCACCGAGGTGTTCGGCCCGGTAGGCATTGGCTTCGGCTGGAAGGTCACCGAAGAGCGTTTCGACAAGGGCGCCGAGATGTTTGTTGGCGAAGGGGACAAGCGCGCAAGCCTGGGATTCGAGCTGAACCACACGGTCAAAATCCTGTTCTGGTTCAAGATCGACGGCGAGCGCGGTGAGCTGGAGCAGTACGGCTGTACGCCCTACCTCTACAAATCGAAGTTCGGCACCACCACGGATGGGGAGGCGCCGAAGAAGTCCCTCACTGACGCCATCAAAAAATCCCTTTCGATGCTCGGTTTCAGCGCCGACGTATTCCTGGGCATGTTCGACGATCGCGATTACGTCCAGCAGCGCCAAGAAGAGGAAGCGATTGAGCAGGCTGTCGACAAGGATGCCGAGATTGCACGGCAGGCGCAGGACCGGCTCGACTATATCAAGTCGGTCATCGACACCATGCAAGGCGCCAAAACCCCGCACGAACTCAAGAAGATCCACGACACCGCGGTCCGCCAGCTCACGCTGCGCAAGGACGAGAAAGGCGCAGCCCGGATTTCCCTTGAATGGAAAAAGCTCTCTGAGCCAAAACAGGAGACTGCAGCATGACCCAGCTCTACGCGCTGACCGGCAAGCTCGCCGAACTTCAAGGGATGGCGGACACCGACGACGAGGGCCTGAAAGAGGCCCTTCAGCACGCAATGGACGAGATCCAAGGTGAGTTCGAGGTAAAGGCCGACAACATCGTCATGCTGCGCCGCAACATTGAAAGCGACGTGACCGCCATCGACACCGAGATTGAGCGGCTGACCGAGCTCAAGCGCATCAAGTCCAACAGCGTTGCGCAGATCAGCGATTACCTGCGCCGGAACATGGAAGCCGCCAACCTCAAGTCGATCAAACGCCCGCTGTTCACCATCACCTTGGCCCTGGGCAAGGAGAAGGTAATCGTCGACAACGAGGACGCGGTGCCAGACGAACTGACATCCGTGAAAACCAGCATTGCCCCGGACAAGAACGCGATCGCCGCCAAGCTCAAGGAAATTCGCGAGCACAACGAAGCCGTGCGCAAGCGCATGGCCGCCGGCGAAGACGCAGAACACGAACTGATCGAAGAGCCCGCCTATGCGCATTTGGAACGCGGCGACAGTTCGATCCGGATCAAGTGAGGCCAGCATGATCAGCAACCACCTCAACCTCGTCGAGCAGCACCGACCTGACTCCGAGTCGATCGCTGAGCGAATCGCGCAATACCTGGCCGCTGGCGGGCGGATCGATCAACTGAAAAGTCCGCCGCGCAATCCACTCCCACCGCCCCGCTCGAAGAAAATAGACCCTGAAACGGTCCTCAAGCGGCGGCCGAAGCTGACATCGGCCGCCGAACGCAAAGCACTGCGCAAAATGGCGGACTCGCTATGAAGTCGAAACGCAAACCGAACAACGGTTTCGCCCGGGCTGAACGCAGCTGCCGGGCGCTGCTGCGCACCAACCACGTCGCTGTGGTGAACATCGACCCCAGCGGCAGCCAGATCATGGCGAACTGGAAGAGCTGCAAGCAGATCCGCAGTCTGGCGATCGCCAACGCGATATTCGACTTCTCCTACCGCTGGACGATCTACATCGCCGCCATGTGTCGAGACGAGCGCGGCGCCGAGTACATCAAGTCGGTGGAGATCTCGCCGGAGGGTATTTACAAGGTCGAGCGCCTGACCGATGCCATCGAGCATTACTACCTGGAGCTGCGCAACAGCGCGAACCCGAACCATCTGGTTGCGTCAGGCTGGATTGCCATTCCCGACGAGATATCGATGGATGAAGCACAAGCCGCGAAGCTGTTCTACGCCGCCGGCGCCTGGCATCAGGTGAAGGTTGCAGCGTGAGACGTTTTCGCACCCAGCAACGCAAACGACAGAATTGGCTGAACTTGCCGGCCAGCGGAATTGAAGAGGTAGGCCATGGCCAAGAGCAACGCGCAATTGCAGAAGGACAAGCGAGCCAAGGAGAAGGCGCTGCTCGACCGGATCGGCGCAGAGAAGCGATCGCTGATTGTTTCGAAAGCGCTTGATGATGCGCTTCGGGTTCTCGCCGAGCGCCACGGCTTCGAGGAATGGCAGGAGACGGTGTCGACGTTCATCATCAATCTGGCCGCAGCGCCGGCTAGTGATTCGGAACGTTTCGTGACTATGTCGCGACCGGAATTATTGATTAAGGAAAAGTGGTCGCGGCAACTAGAGGCATTCGCCGCGACGGGCATCGAGACGTAGCCGCAGACGATGAAATCACATCACGCTGCTTTGTCGCAAAGGGCGATCAGCCTCGACATTAGGTCTGCCAAACTTATGCCAGCTTTCAACCAAGCTGCAATACCAGACCCATCGATCAATTCCCTTTTCCGCTCCACTGGTTCATCGCGAATCGCGACAAGGCCAGATACGAGACTCTCAAGGTTTTCGCGAGGAACATCTGGTTTCAAGCCAAGATCTTCGGGATTACTTCTGCTGTAAAAATCAAAAACATTCTCTACTTCGAAGAGCTTGTTTCCAGATCCAGAAAAATCCAGTGGCATGTCGTCCGGGGCTTTGATTAACGATTTACTACCGATAACAACATTGTTATTGAACTGAATCTTCATTACTCCGCCCTGTTTTTTCCGGCTACATGGCCAGCTTCTGTAATAACCCAATTCGATCAATCAAGCCAACCAAATTGCCACCACCGGTCACGGAAGGCGGCGCATACCCGGAGAAAACCATGACTCAACATGCACAGCAATCCGTAGTCGACGCCGAACTGCCAGAACGCGGTCAACCGCTCGCCGGTGGCACCTTCGTAACCCGCTACTGGCTGAACGGCGAAGAGCGCGCCTTGGTGCTGCTTGACAACGAACTGATCGGCACGTGGGGGAAGTACGGCGAGGACGTTGCCGGCGCCAAGAGCCTCAGTGACGGCGCCGCCAATACAAGCGCCATGGCCGAAGCTGGCAGTGATATCGCCATCAAGGCACTGGAGCTGGATGCGCACATCCCGTCCTACCTCGAAGGCGCTCTGTTGATGGCAGCGAAGGCCGAAGGCTTGGTCGACCTGCGCGAAGATCGCTGGCACTGGCTGAGTTCGCAGTTCTCCGCCAACCTCGCCTACAACATGGCCTTTGGAGCTGGCTGGCTCGACGACGACGACAAGCACTACGAGCGCGTTGCGCGCCCGGTCCGCAGCCTTCCTATTCAGTAATTCATTCCTTCATTGCTTTTATGCAGGCGATTCCCGGGAGTGTCAGGACGACGCTCAGACCAGAAGCTTGCCGGGTAGCGCCGGCAGCCTGCGCCCAATTCGTTCACAGGAGCATCCAATGCAAACGAATCAACTGACCACCTACACCCGTGGCGATCTGATGATCAGCAGCCCAGATGAATCGGTGGTGCTCAAGCTGGCTTCTCTGGCGATTGGCGTCACGCCGACCGCTGCCGCAAGCGACATCCCTGCTGTAGGTGAAATCTGGCCCGGCGAAGGTGGTGTGAATGGCGGTTTGTTCCCGGGCGACGGCAAACCCTATTACCTGATCGTGCCGACCGGTGCGGATGCTGAAGGCGTTTTTGAATGGGGTGGCTACGGCAACGAACTCAACGGCGCCAAAAGTGCCTGGGATGGTCGAGCCAACACGGACGACCTGATCGGCGCCGATGACTCCTACCCCGCCGCTCAGTTCTGCGCCGCCTTCGAGCGCGAAGGACACAAAGACTTTCATCTGATGTCCCGTCGTGAGGCTTCGTTTCTGGAAATCACGCTGGGCGACAGGGACGTGTTCAGTAAGCGCTATCACTGGACCAGCTCGCAGTTCTCCGCCCACAGCGCCTACCTCATGGACTTTGAAGATGGCTGGCTCAACGGCTACGTCAAGCTCAACGAGCGCGTTGCGCGCCCGGTCCGCAGACGCTTTATTTGATCCTTCAATCCTTCATTCATGGGCGCGATAGCGCCCTCGCTTTTCAAGGAGGCCAGGATGGCAAATAAGGTTTCTTCAAGTCTTTATGACCGGCTGTATGAGCGGGTGACCGTGGATGGAGACTGCCTGCTCTGGCAGGGCGCGACATCAGGGAAATCGAAATACGGCCAAATCCGAATTGATGGGCAGAAGCAAAGGTGCCACCGCGTTTCCTACCAGCTGCACAAGGGCGATATCCCCGAGGGAATGATTGTGATGCACTCCTGCGATACGCCTCTGTGCATAAACCCGTGCCATCTTTCGCTTGGCACGCAGGTCGAAAACATGGCGGATATGCGCTCCAAGGGCCGCGAGCATCAAAATCAAGGCGAAGGCAACGGGCACTCTTCACTGTGCGCTGCCGACGCTGCGGAAATCCGAGCAAGCTACCAGCGGTACAGCAGAGAGTTTGGATCAGCGGCTCTGGCGAAAAAATACGGCGTCAGCGATCAGGCGATCCTTGATGTGATCAGCGGAAAGACCTGGTCAGCCTGATCCAGCTCCATGCCGGGCCTAACACAAATACCCCACTTCTACGAATCACGCCAGCCGGCGAGGAAGCCTTATGGACATTGAATACGGCTCGGTCTGCTCCGGCATCGAGGCGGCAACGCTTGCATGGAAACCGCTCGGCATGCGCGCCACCTGGTTCGCCGAGATCGAAGCGTTCCCGAGTGCCGTGCTGGCTCACCACTACCCGAACACGCCGAACCTCGGCGATATGACCAAGCTCGGCGCCCTGGTGCTGGCCGGCAAGATCGCCGCACCGGACGTCCTCGTCGGCGGCACGCCGTGCCAAGCCTTCTCGGTCGCCGGGATGCGCGAAGGCCTCACCGACCCGCGCGGCGCCCTCACCATCAAATACGTGGAGCTTGCAGATGCAGTTGACTATGTTCGAGCAGGCCAGCGAAAGCCCGCCTGCGTCATCGTCTGGGAAAACGTCCCCGGCGTCCTCAGCGACAAAGGCAACGCCTTCGGATGCTTTCTTGGCGCGCTTGCTGGGGAAGACTGCGAACTGCAGCCTTCAGGGAAGAAATGGCCGGACGCTGGTTGTGTGTATGGACCCAAAAGAACAATCGCGTGGCGGATCCTGGACGCCCAATATTTCGGCCTGGCCCAACGACGCCGCCGTGTGTTCGTTGTCGCAAGTGCTCGAGACGGATTCGATCCCACCGAGGTACTTTTTGAGCGAGAAGGCGTGCGCCGGGATACTGCGCCGCGCCGAGGCGAGGGGCAAGACGTTACCGGATCAGCTCCTTTCGGCCCTGCGCTCCAATGCGGATGCGGATACACCTTCGACAAGTCATTAGGGCAGTACGGTTGCCCGAATTGCGAGGGTGACGAAGGCCCGGCGGTTGGAGTGTTCTGTGGTGTGCCAGCCTTCGGCGGTCACAGCCTTAGCGGATCGGTTGAACGGTCTGCAACGCTCACCGCGAAGGACACCCGGCTCGACATGGAAAGCGAGACGTTCTTTGTCGCGCCAACCCTCGCCGGCGGCGCACGTAAGTCTGGCGGTTACAGCTACGACGATGTTCCATGCGTTGCCGCAACGCTTGACGCAAGTTACGGACGGCTTCAAGGCTGTTCCGGCCAAGACGCCAACCATGGTCACAGTCATCTTGTTGTCCACGGCACGCAAGATCCATGCGTGCTGAATGATCAGGCTCACACTCTCGGCCGGAACAGTGGCCAGGAGAACGTGCTTTATTGCCGTGAAGTAGCCCAGACCATCACCAGCAACTACGGGAAGCAGCTGGACAACACGAACTCAGCCCTTGGCCCTAACATCGTTGCCGAGATATCGGGAACTCTCGGAGCCAATCACGGAAATGTGAAGGCTGAGCATGCGTGGACCGGACAATTGGTCGCTGAACTATCACCTACCCTTCGATCCGGAAATATGCGCAACAACAGCAATCCGGTTACTGAAACCAGCATGCTCGTTGCGGCTTTCGCGGAGAACTCTCGATCGGAGCTGCGGTACGAGAGCGGCGACGGCAGCATCACAGGCGCACTCGGATGCGGTGGTGGCAAGGCCGGCCAAGGAATGCCGTCGGCCCAAGTTGGCACCTCGGTCCGACGCCTCACACCGCGAGAATGCGAACGACTCCAGGGCATGCTCGACGACTACACGCTGATCCCGTGGCGCGGCAAGCCTGCCAGCGAATGCCCGGACGGCCCCCGCTACAAGGCGATCGGCAACAGCAAGGCCGTCACCGTGGTTCGCTGGATCGGCCGGCGCCTTCTGCAACAAATCTGAACTCCCCCACTCCACCGCCCGGGCATGGCCCGGCAAGGAATTTTTTGTGTCCGAAGCAAAGAAACTCATCACCAGGTGGAGCCGTGACTTCCAGGGCAATTTGCAAGAAGACCCCAACGGCTCCTGGGTTCTCGCAGCAGATGCGGCCATTCGCGACAAGCGACTGATGGACAAGATCGATCAGATGCAACAGCGCCTGACCGCAGCGGATGAGCGGGAGGATGTGCTGGAGGGGTTGATTGGCGAAGTGCTAGACGCTGTGGGGCGTGAGCCCCTGGACTTGGACGCTGTACTGAGGTTGCGTGCCCGTATGCGCGCCGCACTCAAGCCAGCAGAGGTCGGCGCCGACTCCTGCGAGTTCTGCAAGGGCTGGGGGTTTCGTTCAAATCCAGATGGCGCCGACGAAGGATGTGGCGCGTGCAACGGCACGGGAAAAGAGCCATCGGATGACCAGCAATGAAATCCCAACTCCCCGCCTACTGCTGGTGCCTGCTGGCACTGGCACAACTGATTTGCTGAAACCTCTGTAACCCCTCCCCCAACTCAACAGCCTGCCGGTGTACGGCGGGCGAGGATAACTATTGCCATGCCAAACCATGTGACTAACAAAGTGAGCGCGCCCGCCCACGTCCTGAAGTCGCTGATCAACGAAAGCGGCAAGATCGATTTCAACACCATCCTTCCATTCCGCGGGGCGTTTCCCTGGGACGGGATCAGCGGGCAGGCCGAGACTGCGGCGGAAGCTATCACCGCTCAGCCGCTCCACGATCATCCTTTGATTGCGGGGCTTGAGCGGCGTAACCGCACCGAGGCCAATGTGTTGCAACTGAGCGAAGAATGCTTCGAGCAGTTCATCCAGATGCTGCGCAACAAGAGATCGTCTGGGCACTTCCACTCGCTGGACTTCGCCCGTGATGCCTGGGGCACAAAGTGGAACGCCTACGACCAGGTGATTGATCTCGATGCTGGCGAACTTTCGTTCGATACCGCCTGGTCGTGTCCGATTCCGGTTCTGACCGAGCTTTCAAGAGTCCATCCAGATGACGAAATCATTGTTCGTTATGCGGACGAAGACCTCGGTAGCAATTGCGGAACAGTGACACTCAAGGCGGGAGAAGCGGTTTCGTCAGAGGTTGCTGGGCGCTGGGACGAAATGAGCGAAGAGCAACGCAAGCAGTGGACTGCTTGGGCTCGCGACCTCAAGGGCTGGGCGGAAGAAGACGAAGACGACGAATAAACCCCATCACCACCTTCTGCCGCCACGCGCGGCATGGAGCATCACATGTCAAATCGAAGCGCGGCCCAGGTCGCGCCCATCCTCCCGCGCTTCATTCGCGCCGGGGAAGCATACGGCTACCTCGGCATGTGCCGGGAGGAATTCAACAAAACAGTCCGGCCCAACGTCCGGGAATTCCCGATCGGGAAACAAGGCGTCGGCTTCGACCGAATCGAGCTTGATGAGTGGGCTGATCGCTATATCGAGACCATGGCAATTGAAAAGGCCGCGAATCAGGACAACAATCGCCCTCGCAGCGAGCGCCAGGGCAAGAAGAAAGGAGCAACGCCGTGGCCCAAAAAGCAATCACCGGCCTCCAGCAAATGCCGAACGGCATCTGGAAGATCGACAAAAAGTACAGAGGAGAACGAATTCAAGAGAGTACTGGCACTTGTAACCGCGCCGAAGCAGAGCAGTACCTGATACACAAGCTGGAGCAATTGCGCCAGCAGAAGGTGTACGGCGTCCGGCGGGTCAGGACGTGGCGGGAGGCGGCAACTCGCTTCCTGCTGGAAGTGAAGGATCAGGCTTCAATTCACATCTCGGCCACCTATATGGAGCAGCTCGACCCGTTCATTGGCGATATGCCGCTGACCCACATCGATGACGATGCCCTCGCGCCTTACATCCAGTCGAAGCTGAATCCAGCGGTAGGGAAACCGGTCACGAACCGGACAGTGAATATCGCGCTTCAACGGGTCATCCGCGTGTTGAACCTTTGCGCGCGAAAGTGGCGTGACGAGGAGCGACGGCCGCTGCTGGACGTGGTGCCGATGATTTCCCTGCTGGACGAGAAGACGAACAGCCGAAAGCCCTACCCGCTTTCATGGGAGGAGCAGTCGATCTTGTTCGCCGAACTCCCGGCGCACCTTCAGACCATGGCTATGTTCAAGGTCAATACAGGTTGCCGGGAGCAGGAAGTTTGCAAGCTTCAGTGGAATTGGGAGATTGCGGTACCTGAGCTAGGAACGAGCGTGTTCCTGATACCTGCGGGATTTGGGGGTAGAAGCGCCAGGTCTGGCGTGAAGAACCGAGACGAGCGTCTGGTCGTGATGAATGACGTTGCCAAGTCAGTGATCGAGAAGCAGCGCGGCAAGCATGCGCTCTACGTGTTCCCGTTTGGCAAGCCAGATGGTGATGGGAATGAAACGACGGTTCATCGCATGAATGACTCGGCCTGGAAGAAGGCGCGGATTCGAGCGGCGAAGAAGTGGCAGGAGAAATTCTTGCGGCCGGCACATGACGGCTTTGCCAGAATCCGAATTCACGACTTGAAGCACACCTTTGGGAGAAGGCTGCGTGCTGCTGGCGTGACTGAGGAGGATCGCAAAGCGCTGCTCGGCCACAAGAACGGGAGCATCACCAGCCACTACTCGGCAGCGGAGTTGGATCAGCTCATTGCGGCGGCAAATAAGGTATCAGCAACCGACTCGCGCGCACCAGCGCTGACGATTCTGAAAAGGAGGGAAGCATGA